ATGAGCACCGCTGAAAGCCTCCGTCAGACCAACGAGGATGACGTTACCGAAGCGCTCAAGGGCGCCTACGTGTCGCTGCCGCTGACGACTGCGGCCGAGGTGCTGGAGGCGTTCAATCTCCTCCTCGATGCGAAGCTGGGCGAGCTCGAGGACTAGCCCGCGAAGTCCCGCCGCAGCACCTGCAATGACGCCGTGGCAAACTCGCGCATGATCCGCTGCCAGTAGGGTCCAGCTCGCTCCCATGGCTGCCATTCGTCATCCGGGTCGGTGCTCGACTGCGTCAACCACATCGCCTCGGCCATCTGCTCGATCAGCGCCTCTTCGTCATTCGCAGTGCAGATGCGGCAGGTCATCGTGATCGATCCTGGAAGATGCTCCCGACCGCAGCGGGGCCGCGCACCTGCAGATTGTCAAAGCGCGCATGGATGACGGCAACCGCTGCCTCTTGGGCGCGCTGGGCTTTGTCCTGATCCTTCACGAGCATGTCGCGCTGCACCGATCGCGGGATCTGCTGAACGCCGCGCACGATCTCGAAGCGCACTTGATCGGTGGTCAAAATCTGCGGGAACGGATCGCTAGGGGTGCGCATCGCACAAACTCCATATGAGAACAAATACGGAACATGCTATGATCCTGCCATGATGATTCGCACAGAGGATTTTTCGATGGTCAGCTTGCCGACGCCCGACGACCTCAGCGGCTCTGAACTGAGCCCTATGTCTATACCTTTCGGACGCTGGGTCTTGGAACAGACCGAGCGAGGTGGCTTCATTGGCCAGCTCGCCTCGATCGCAAAGTCGGATCGGGGTTTCCCCAAGGACGGCACTCCGGACGCTGTGCGCAAGCGCCTGGGCGACACTGGGGCCGATCCTGAAATGTTCGAGGCGGTCGACGACGCCGAGATGGATTGGGTGTCCTGGTGACCGGGCCGATGACCGACGACGCGCTGATCGCGCTGGCGGAGCATCGGTTCGTCCAGGCTGATCGTAACGGCGCCACCCGTGAGGACTGCCGGCAACTGCGCGACATCTTTCCCGCAGTGCTCCAGCGGCTGCGCGAGAAGGTGGAAATCACGCGGGATCTCGTCTCGATCGGCCGAATGGATGTCGACGATGCAGAGCTGGGCCGACGCGAAGATGCCCCGCCCGCGAAACCGGAATTCGACGACCAGCTTCAGCTGGCGCTTACGCACCTCTGATCTAGAGGTCGGCTGTCAGCATACGCCCCGAATGCTGACAGCCGTGGGTGCGGTAATCAGCATGCCGCACCCACATTTTTCATTCATTACTACAGGAACAAACGCTCTGGTTACGCACTACACTGGCGCTGGTCAGTGCATGACTGGGCGACATTGGCAACTGACCCCGGCGACTTCCCGACGCCGGGGTCTTTTCGTGTCTGGTACTGAGACAAAACGGGATGTCATTGGAGTTCAGTCGGGACGACCATAGGGCCGTCATCATCTTTTTGGGGCGGGATCTCCGGCTCCCATAGCTGTTCCGGCTTGAACCACCGAAACCAGCCATCGACTGTGCGCTCCCAAACCTGACAGCAGTTAGTGCAAATGTATTGCTTGCGCTGTCCCTCCGCACTCAGCCGAGTTCGGACGATCATGCATTCGTGAGGATCTTCCTCACGCTCAGCATTTTCGTGCCCGAGGCAATATTCGCAAAAGTCGAGAGGTTCAGACATACAGCCCTAATATCTCATCGGCGTATTGCCCAAAAGGGCAATCCGGGTGCGCCCGGGAACGAAGTGGCTTAGCCGCTGTTAATCGGCCAATATGCGACATATCAAACTTGTGGTTCGATACGGCTGTCTCTCAAACTCCCGGTATCGGACCACTACTTTTTGCAATTAATCCCAGGCATCCCTTGCGCAGCCAGGTTCCGGCACACGATGCCAGCCGCGGAGCTGATGCGGTCGCCCCACGCCTCGATGCTGGCGTTGTAACGGGCCGATGTGTTCGGATCGGTAAGAATGTCCTCGGTAGGAGCAGGCTTGCGCTCCACCATGGCCTGCACGTCCTTCGCAAGCGGGTATCCGACTTGCGGGCGAGGGCCGCAGGCGGCGAGCGCAAGGGTGATGCCCATCACGGCGATCAGTCGCTTCACCGGCATAGCTCTTTGTACTTGGCGCCGCCGGTAAGCCCGGCCTGTCGCAGCCGCTCACAGTTCAAAGCGCGGTCCTGCGCGGACAAGGTGGAGCGCGCTTCGGGCGCCTTCGCGGCCTCCGATGCCTCGGCGCGGGCGATAGCGAGCTCGCGCGCCTGCTTGTTCTCGAGGTCGACGCGGACGCGGTCGGCGCGATCTTCGGCGCTCTCGACGCCCGCTTGTGCGCTGGCGGCCGCCCGCTCCCGATTAATCTTCTCGACGACCTGCGCGTCGTCCCAGCGATCCCACAGAAGCACGCCGCCGACGATCGCAGCAAGGGCGAGGACGGGCCAGACGATCTCGGGCACGCGGCCAAGGAAGAGTCGGGCGGCGGTGAACCAGGCGAAGATCATGGCGTAGGCTCCGCTGGCGACGCCGCCGTGATCGCGTTGGCCTGAGCGACCTGCTTATCCTTGAGCGCGACCGCGGCCGCCGTACCGCCCGCGACCACCGCCAGACCGGCCGGGAAGGCGAGGCAGTAAGCGGTGATGTCGAAGTTGTGACCCTTTACGATGGTATCCCACGCGACGAAGGCATTGGCGCACATGACGTAGGCCATGCCGCCGACGAAGCCGACGAGGCGGTTGAGTTCGATCTGGTGGCCTGCGCCGCGTAGGGCGGTGGTCCAGGTCATGCCACGGTCAGGAACTGGTCGTTCAACCAAGCATCCTTCCCCTGATACTGGAAGCGGACCCAATTGCCGGTGTCTTCGAGCACCGTGACGGCGGTCCCGCGCCCAAGGCTCCCCAGCTTCGCGCTCGACGTGGACGGCGTGGAGCGCACATTGAGCCCCGATTTCGCGTTGACCACGCGGACGTCCGCCTTCGTGACGGGCAACGGCTGCTTGACCACGGCGGGCGCCGCGCTCCCGTACAGGGCGGCCTCGTCTGCGCGGCGGTTGCGCAGCCCCGTCATCGGCTTGCCGTCGTTGTAGATCCACCGGCCGAACTGATCCGCCGCATCCTCGAAGCGCCCGGCCTTGTGCAGCTTGCCGAGCGTGGCGGAGCCGATGGCGCCGGTGTTGTAGTGGAAGGACACTAAGGCATCGAACTGGTTCTGCGTGGTCGGCGCGTCGCCCAGGAAGGCCGCCACCTCGTCGACGTACTCGACGATGTCGACGTCGAACCGGTCATCGCACTGCGCCTGCGTCCAGATTACACCGCGCTTGATGTCAGGCCCGGTCGAGCCCCATCCGATTGTCCACGGCTTGCCATCGGCGCTGCCGGGATCGGGATAGGCGTCGAAACGGCCATCGCTGCGCAGCTTGGCGCAGCCCTCCCATTTCTTGATGAGCTTCGCGCCGGCGGCGCCGAGCATGTATTTAGCCATCGTCATTCCTCCGGGATTGCTGTCGGCACGAGGCGTGCGGCGGTGAGCACGCTCTTCTCTGCGATTTCGTTGGCTTCCTGACGCTCGCGCTTCTGGCGTACCCGCGCGGCCGCCTCGCTGGCCTTGGACGGGTCCTGCTCGATGAGGGCGAGCAGCAGGGTCAGCGAGGTGTCCAGATTGTTCATGCGGTGGCGCATGTGCTGGATCTCGGCCGCATGCTGGGCACGCTCCTGCTCCAGCTTCGCGGTGTGCTCGGTAGCCTGCTTGTCTAAGCGAGTTTCGAGCTCAGCGATGCGCTTGCCCATGCCCTCGATGTCAGCGCGGCGCTGATTTCCTGCGATGATTTGCCAAGGCCCCCATTGCTTGATGACCAGAGAGATGACGCCGATCCCTGAGATGATGGCCGTCGTCCAAACAGCCACCCGGATTGATCCTCCGTTCGTGGTCTGCACTACCGCGTCAGCAGCAGGGATGATGTCGGTCGCTTCCATTTTAATGCCCTCAATCTTCGCCCGTCACCGGAAGACTTTACGGGATCGCGATGGTGATGGTGCTTTCCCCGCGGCGAACTTCCCATGCTTATCGACGGCATAGTCGCCCATGTTGATCGCCGCCGGGCAGCAGGGCGAGACATGGCCGATCATGAAGCCATCGTGGCAGGAGCAAGGACATTCAGGGGCGTGCAAGCGCTCCATGTGATCACCACGCCGGATACCGCCCATTCACGCGTGCCCAGTCGGCTGCGAGAATGGCGGGGATATCGAGGACCTCGGTGGCGAGGCGCAGTGCCGCCACAGACCAGCGGTGAGACGCGAAGTTGTTGGCCAGAAGCGCCGGCGCACTGTTCGACCAGAAGTTAGGTCCGACACCGACGTTGAATTTGCACGCCGAGAAATCGACTGTGTTGTCGGAACCCGATGTTTCACCCGTAGCGACCGTAGGGCCGTTGGCTGCAGTTCTGTACGAACCCCGCGTCACGCCGTCCTTGCGCCATGTCGCAAGCTGGCAGAACGCCCCGAACCCGTCACCTGCATCCACGAGGTCGGCAGCTGGAACGGCAATCGCGGCGACCGCTCCGATCGTATTGGGCCCGGTCTGGCGGCGGAAGCCGATAATGCGATTGCCGCCTCCGGTGTACTGGGTGATGTCGGCAAGCATCGCGCCGGTCTGGTAGTTGCCGCTCCCCATGAACGGCAGCGGAGTGCTCGTCGTATTGAAGTTGGCCGCGATCGGCAGGCGGCCATACCAAGTCATCAGATATTCGTCCGCGTCCTGCGCGCGGATCGCGGCGGCAGCATGCGCGGTTCCCTCCACATAGGCCCCGCCCGCACCAGTAGCAGCAGAGTGATTGAAACCCTGCTTCAGTAGGGTCATGAGGCTGCCGACTACCGCGGCGTCATGCTCGTTGCCGGAAATGTCCTGGACGACATCGCCGTTGACCGGGACGCCACCCTTCCATCCACCCTTAAAGGGCACATCGTGGATCTCCAGCGCCGCGCCCTTCAGGTCGCGCACAAGCGGGTCCATCACGAACTTGCCGTAGTTACCGCCTGGGTCGCTCCCAGCTGCAACGATGGCAACAGCCTTTTTGCCGTCCTGAGCCATGTTAGTTTCCATTCACTTTCGGAGGAGAGAGGCGATAGTAGGCGTCCTGATAAAGACGCGTTCCGGCCGTGGACGGGTGGTAGAGGTCCACCATGAAAGCCCGCGCTGTGCCGACCTTGTAGCGGCTTGGGTCAGGCCCGACGGCAAACTGCATGTTGATGAATGCGCCGTGCATCTCGTCCATGAGCTGCTCGAGCGCCGGATAGAACGTCGCAAACGCTGGAAGCTGGGCCGTGAGATAATCGTTCTGCCAAGCCGCGACCCAGCACAGGTCGATATCGGCATCGATTTCCCGCAGCCGGCTGCACAGCGTCTGCGCGTACCCGTACAGTTGAGTGGGTGTGGTCGGCGTGACCGTCGATTTGGCTACGTCGTTGGTCAACAGCGGGATCAGGGCCACCTTCGCGCCGAGAGCAGCCATGCCCGCCTTCCAGTAAGCCGCGTTGGCGGCTGCGAAGTGCTCGGTGCGGATGTTGGAGCAGCTGACGTTGTGGAAGCGGACACCCTTCGCGGCAGACTGGAAATCCACGCCGCTCGGGCGAACCGTGCCTGACACCGTCTCGAGTTCCAGAACCCATATACCGCTAGCAGGCATACCGCTGGCGAGAAGTGCCGTCTGGAGAGCACCGACCGTTCCCTGGACATTCAAGCTGGTCCAAGCGCCGCCGTTCCAGCGATAGCGGATCACGCCATCGGCCGTACCGGTGAAGAACAGCCGTGCGGCCGACAACGGGGCACCTGCAATCGTCGGGGCAACAGTGATCTTGTCGCCTGCTGTCGCCGAGATCAGGCCGCAGCGGTCCGGCGCATCGGTTGCGATGTATTCGCGCGTCCACGTCCCGGTGATCGTCAGCGGCACCAGAGCGCGGCGGGCGTTGCCGCGATAGCTGGTGAGCACACCGGCCTGCAGCAGAGTGAAGGAGGTATAGCCGAATCCAGCATCCCCGAGGACATCGTACATGTCCTCGATCCACGCCTTCGCGGAGTTATAAGCGCCTGCGTCGTGGATGCTGTCGCCGATGATCGCAATCACCAGCTGGGTATTGTCGCCCTGCACAAGGGCCTGCGCCCGCTGGCGTAGCTCGACAAGGTTGTAATCGCCGACACACAGTTGCTTCACCGAGCCGTAGGCGGTCAGAGCGGTGCTGACGCGCGTGTCAGCGTCGGCGCGGTTTCCCGCGAGGTCTGCTAGAAGTTCGTCAGCGGCACTGTCCGACCCGCCGAAGCCCGGCAGGAGTTCCATATCCTCGTTGACTACAACGGCGGGCGGCATGGTGTCGTCGAGCGTGTAGAGGCCGATGAGGCCATTGCCTTCGACGTCCAGAAGCTCCCGCAACGGGATGTGCCATCCACCTGTGTCGGGATCGACATAGCCGAGGATGTCGTCCGCCTCATTCATGAAGGTGAGCGGCGGCGGATCATCGTCGAGGGTGTAAAGATCCGGAACGCGGCCCTCGACTGAATCCAGAGCCTCGCCAACGCTGCGCCGCGCATCGTACGGGATGATATCCGCAGCGCCGGGTTGAGTGAATTGTGCCGTAAAATCAGCCGATACCTTGGCAAGTTGATCTTCCAGCGACCCGGTGCGCAGCAAGGGCGGCGTACCACTCGCCTGCTTGGTGTAGCGTCCATTAAGCGGAATTTGCTCGCCGACCGTAGCGGCGGTGCCGTCTAGCCGAACCTCGCCCGCTACGGCCGCGCGGGTTGCCCCGGATGCTTCTCCGTAAACCGTGGTCGGCTCCCCCGTCGCCATCTTAGGTGCGAAGGTGATGGCGTCGGAACGGAGGGCAAAGCCAGCGGCGGCAACTGCGTCGTCGCGCAGGGGCTCGATAATCGCTCGGACTGCCTCAGGATCGCCGCCCGCACCTGCGGCAACGATGTCTATCGCGAGCACGTCCAGGGCAGCGCGAATTTCCGCCTTACTCGGTTCGTTTGGGCCGGAGGCGGGAATTCCCTCCGTAACGCTATCGCGCCATGCGGCCTTGAGCCTGTCGGTGCCTTCGCTCACGTGTCATAGCTCCCGGTCATGTCCTCGACGAAGCGCAGGGGCTGGCCTTCCGCGTAGCCCATGGTCCGAGGAGCGCGCATTTCCCCGTCGATGCGCATCACGCAGCGGGGGGAGGCGAAATCGATGGGGGTTCCGGCCAGGGTTGCTTCGCGCAGCGGCGGACGGATGGAGAGGGTTGCCGTGGTCGCGGTCTGGGCAAGTATCTCGGCGACCTTGTAGCAGCGGTGCCGCCAGGTCGCGTGATCGATGCTGAACCAGCCCAACGGATCGCCGTTGATTGCGGCGATATTGATCTGGATCACGGTGGCGCGCAAAGGCGCATCTACCGCCAGCGTCACGTCGGTACCGGGCGTCTCGTACAGGCTCTCGTCGGAGAACGGAGTGCCGTCGCTATGGGGCACGCCGTCGAACGAATAGGCAGGCTGGTGGACCGCATCGCAAAGCGGGACGATCATCGCGCGAAGGCCGCCGTCCATGTAGGCGTCGATCGCGTCCCACGCGCGCGCGACTTCGGGCTCGTCCAGATCGAAGTCCTCGAACTGGATTGCTACCCGGCCGCCGCCATCGGTTCCGATCAGCGTCTCGTCACCGCTCAGGGCGGTGCCGCCGCTGATGGTCCGGCGCTCAAGGTAGGCTTCGGTCCCGTTGGGCGCGAAAAGGCAGGTCGGGAAAAGCTTCATGCGCGCGAGCATGCGGCACGGCGCGGCGCGAAATTACCGCCGTTGGATCAAGTCTCGGTGGCGATCACGAACACGGTAGCGCCCACAAGGAGGTTCAACACGCTGCCCAGCAGGCCCGGCGCCTCGGCCTTGATCTGCACGCCGGTCTTGGTGAGCGTGCCCGCAACGATGGAGGTCTTGGTGCCGCCTACCGCCGTCGCCGGGATGCCCCAATGCCCGATCGTCGGGACGGCTGACGATTCTGCGAAGGTCGTCCCGAAGCTGATCGATGCGATGCCCTGCGCATTCGAGACACCCGTGAACACGCCGAATTTCTTGGCCGCGTTGAAGTTGAACGCCTGCGCCTTGGTGGCGACGTAGCCGGTCGTGCCGATGTACATGCCGATCGCGGGCTTGGTGCCTTCACCGCCGGTCCAGTCCACGACCTTGATGAGCGTGCGGGTTCCGTCAGCCTCACCCGCGAGGATGGGCGTCCATCCATCGTTGCCTTCAGGGCCGGGCACGGTCGATGCGGCGCCGGGCGATCCAGGCGCTCCCGGATCACCCTTGTCGGCAACGAAGGGCTGCAGCTTGTCGCCCTGCTTCACGGCGCCGCCCACCACGTTCATCTTCATAGCCATCACGTCACCGTCGCGCTCTGCGGGCCGGTCGGGGAGGCTGCAACGCCGCCCACGCTATAGGCCCGAACCCAGTAGTACCAAACTCCTGCCGCCACGGTGTCCGTGATCTGCTGCACTTGCCCGAGGCCGCCGGTGATATCGCCGCCGATCTGGGTGGCAGCGCTGAACACGTTCGTGGTGCCGCGGTAGATCCGCACGTAGCCGAAGTTGCTGGAGGTGGGGTTGCGCCAGGCGACGGTCGCCGAGCCTGCCGCGCCGGTGGCGGTCAGTTCGGTCGCAGGCGCGGGCGCAAGGCTCGCCGTGCTGGTGCTGACCGTCTCTGCAGCGGACCATGCCGACACACGGCCATCGCCGGTGGAGTAGGCGACCGCCACGTCAACCGCGATATCGACCGGGACCACGCTGGTAACGAGCAGAGCAGCCGGGCCGGGGTCGATGTCGCTGTATTCCTGCTCATTCCAGCTGGCATCGGTGGTTGAGCGCCAGCGCGCGTACCAGGTGATGTCTTCCCGGTCGTAACCCTCGACGATGATGCGAACCCGGGCGCCTGTGCCGGTGGCGTCGAGTTCAGCCGTTGCGGTGGTGATCGTTGGGGTTTCCAGCGGCGCGGGGGCAATGCGATCCTCTACGGGGGCGGGGTCACCTTCCTCGGTCGCGGGGTTCCAAGCGTCAATGTTGGGATCAACACGGACCCAATCGAAGGTCACGCCGAGCGATTCCATGTCCTTCTCTGGCGAGGTAACGATCTCGGCCGGACCGCTATAGAAGGTGGTACCCGCCTCCACGTGATCGAGCATGATGAAGCGCTGCCCGATGACGGACATCCCCTCGTAGTTCGTGGTGATCGTTCCGCGATCCGGCGCGTTCTGGCGGGCCATGACGCGCTTGGCCAACCGGCGGTTCTGACTATGGCTGGGGGACTGCGGGGCAAAGTTGGTGCTGTTCGTCTTGCCGCGCTCGGAGATGTCATCCTCATCGCGCCAGGGCGTCGTGTCCGGCTCGTTGTAGTCGTGGGCCTCGGAAACATAGGTGATCGTGATCTCGTTGACGAAATCCTCGTCCTCGACGAACCCCTGATGTCGGGCGTTGACGATCTGGGCTGGGCCGATCGTCACGGTGGGCTCGTAGTACTGGCCGGAATAGACGATGTAGCGGCCCCGCGCATCCTGACAGTACCAGCCGTCGAAAGTCTTCAGGATCTCGCCGATGATCTGCGCGGGCTCAGTGGTCAGTTCGAACAGCAGGCCAATACGGTAGCGGCGCTCGGTGCCCCCGTCGCGCAGTGGCACAAGCTCGTCGCAGTGGTTGGCCGCTGCAATCCAGTAGTCGATCACAGGCAGGATCTGCGTGTTGTAGTCCACATCGCGCTCGGTGAGCAGATACCAGAGCAGGGCGAGCGCCGGGTTGTCCAGCAGCGGCGTCGTCTTGACCCACGTATCCGGATCGTAGGCGTCCATCGTGGGATCGCGCGGGTCGAAGAGATACGACATGTCGAAAACGGCCGAAAGGACCGTGTTGTCCGCTTGCGGGTAGATTTCGAGATAGTGCTTCGACTTGACCGGACGTTTGATGAGGTATCCGGACGTGATGCCATCGCCGCGGTGATCAGCCGTCCAGATGCCGGGCAAAGTGGAGATTACAGCCGAGAAAGCAGTCTCAACAGCGAGCCCCAGGTTGAAGCCGGCAAGGACGCGGGCCAGCGAAAACGAGGATGAACCCAGCGTCTGAGGCGCATAGCTGCCATCGGGGAGCGCCTGAACCACGCCGTTGACGATCGTGATCTTGTCATCGTTCAGATAGGCTTGGCGCATCGCGTGCGAGCGGCCGGAGAGGAAGGCTAGAACGTCTACCGTGACGCCATTGGCGTTGGTGTCCCAGAACATCACCTTGGCAAAGACGCGGCGCCTTCCGACCCCCTTCGTGCGAACCGGTCGGGGCTCTTTCTTCTGCGTCTGCGCGGCATCCGGCTTCGGCATAGACGGGGCAAGCAGCAACGTGAGAACGTTGGTGGCGATCATGCTCGCGCCGGACACGATCAGACCGACGTTGCCGGTGAAGATGCCCACCGTGACGATGATCGCGCCGATGATGGCTCCGACGAACTTAGCCACGACGCCACACCGCGATGACGTTGGCAGCAGGCAGGCGGATGAATGCGAGGCCCTTGTGCGTGAGCATCGCCCACTTTTCTCCTGTGTAGATGCCGCCTACTTCGCCCGCGCCTTCGGGAGTGATTACCGCCAGCACACCCACGTCCCCGGCCTCGGGTTCGAGCACCAGTTCAAGGCGGTCACCGATCCAGTCGCCCCAAACCTCGGACAGCGGGCGTCCATGCGTGGAATAGTCCTTCGGCAGCGGGATGCCCGCCCATCGCGCGGGCCATGCCGTGCAATCGTGCTCGCCGTCCTTCCAGGGCGTCCGTGAGCCCGCGAGGAGATAATCACCAAGCTCGCTCATGTCGGCCCGAACCGGCGCGTCGTGCCCAGCGATATCCCCGCGACGAAATCACAGAAGCGGTCGGTCGGCGAAACTTTCGCCTGGTCAGCGGCGGTGAAGAACGCGATCTTGGGAGTTGCGAGCAGCGTATCGCCGCTGGCCATGGACAACGAAACGGACCACTGCCGCTTTCCGTCATTTTCTGTGCTTTCCGTGACGATGACGCCGCCGGTGCCAGACCACTGCCACTTGACCGGCGCGGCCTGCTGCCAGTCGCTATCGAACTCGATGAGGCCTATGGCGGCGGGCGCCCCTCTGACGCTCTCGCGGTCTTCGTGGGCCATGCGGACCATCGCCGGGGTGACGCCGGAGAACTTGACCTCGATACGGTCGGCCTCGCCGTTGATCAGCTGCTTGAGCGCAGGAACGGATACCAGTTCGGCCGCCCCGCGCCAGCGAGCACCGGTCGGGTCGAGGTCATCAGCCCATGTATCGAGGTCGCCGTGGCCGCTCCACAGGTAGACCGGCGGATCACAGGCGAGGCGAAAGAGGACGGATATGCGGTGTGAGGCCATGTCAGGTGGTCCGGAATCGCTGGGCGCGGCGCACGGCGCCGGGAGCATCCTTCATCGACTGCTTGTAGGAGGTGGCACCCGCCCGCGCGGCGCTCTCGTCGCTGATGCGCTGCATGTCGGCGTAAAGCTGCGGCGTGATCACTGCGCCCTTAAGGTCGAAGCGGGGCGCACTGACGATCGTGGTATTCTGGACAGGTCGGGCAGCCGAAACGCCTGCCATAGATGCTGCAGCCCGTGCGCCTAGCACATGATTTGGTACGATTGAACCTGAACTTCCAGGCGTGAACAGTTCAGGGCCTCGCTCGCCCACAAGGTAGGTGCTGCCAGCAGAAACGGGACCGCCCGACGCTCGCGCGCCAGCCAAGGATAGGGGGGCGCCGGCCATTGTCCATTTATTGGTGTCCAGAATAAAACTGCTAAAATCGTAAGACCCGGCGCCGGAAATGTTGCTGCTGCTCAATGATGATCCGCCGAAAGCGGCGCCCGCCACGCCGATTATCGAACCTAGGATGCCGCCAATCCCGCCGCCGCCCGCACCCTGCGTCGCCTGCGCCAGAGCCGCGGCGATCGGCTTCATGATGACCTGCTGAATGAACAGGTTGATGAGGCCGGAAATCAGCGGGTCGTCAGTGCCGATAGCCTTCTGCAGCCCAGATCCGATGCTGTCCTGGACCGACTTGAGCTCGTCAACGACATAGCTTTCGACCTGATCGTTGACGTCGGTTTCGTTCAGGCCGCGGGAGTAGCCCGCAAGCGGCCCCTCATATTGCCGGTTCGTGCGCTCGACATCGTAGCCCTTGAGCTGGTCGAGGATGCGCAGGCGCTGTTCCGCAATCTCCTTCTGGGCTGCCGAAGCCGTCTCACTGTTGAGCACCGCCTCCTGCTCAGCGCGCTCTTGCTCATAGCTTAGATCAAGCAAGCGAAGTTCGATGTCCCGGCGGGCCTCGCGCGTAGTGACAAGATCCGCCTGCGCACGCAGCAAATCGCTGTTGTCCCGCACCGAAGCGTTGAAGCGGTCTAGGTCGTCGCGGCGCTGGTTCTCGTCGGCGATCCGCTGGACGCGCTGGCGCTGCAGGGCTGCGATCTCGGCAACAGCCTTGGTGCGGTCAGCTAGTTCCTGATCGCTGATGCGCCCGAGCTTGCGCTGCGTCTCGTATTCGGCAGTGCGCTGCCTCTGCTCGTTGTCGATCGACTGGAGGTTGTAGGCGAGCACGTCTTCGGTCGCCGTCGCAAGGGCAGCGCGTGCAGCGTTGATGTCGTCCTGCAGGTTAGCAGCGTCGCGGGCATTGCTGGCATCCTCGCGAATAGCGCGAAGGCGTTCTTGCTCGGCCTTTCGGGCTGCTGCGGCGGCGCTATTTGCACTCGACTTGCTGCCTCCTGAAGCCGCCGGCGCGGAAGTGGCCCGAGAAGGCGCTCGCACGGGATTGCCGAACCGGTCGAAGTATTGGCCGATGATGTCGTTGGTGGCCCGCTCGCCCATCTCACCGCGAAGGCGGGCTTCCGTAGCAGCTTGTGTGCGGCGGTAGCGGCCTTCAAAGTCGCTGCGACCGATATTGACACCGAAGCCCTTGAGCTTCTGGCCGGCATAGGTTCGATTGGAGAGCCAGTCGGTGACGTTGTCCAGGTCGCGGAGCTCTCGGCCCACGTCGAACTTGAGATTGTCGCTTCCGGCCTGCTCTTTCACGAAGTTGAAGAAGCTACGCGCCTCGTCGAAGATCGGCCCGAACGAACCAGCCAAGCCTTCGATCGAAGATCGCACAGCGACCCCCATCTCTACAGCATCTTGCTCCAGATCCTTGAACCCGTCGCTGCCATCGGTGATGAAATTTGCAAGCGCGGTGGAGAACTGTCCGCCCCGGTCAAAGCCGCCGAAGGTGATGATCGCCGCGTTTTCCACCTGCGTCATCGCGTCGCTGAAAGTGACAGGGAGTTCTCGGAACTCAGAATCGATGCCCGCCGTATACTTCGTGTTGGTCAGCGCATTCAGCAGAACCTCAGATGTGAGCTTGCCCTCCTCGCCCAGTTCTTTGATCTTGCCGATCGGCAGGCCCATGCTTTCCGTCAGCAGGCGCGCGAGGCGCGGAGCGGCCTCAAGGACGGAATTGAGTTCGTCGCCCCGCAGGGCGCCAGCGGCGAGCGCCTGTCCGAACTGAAGTGTGGCTGAAGCGGACTGGTTCGCATCCGCGCCGCTGATCTTGAGCGTCTTCGAAAACGTCTCGGTCGCGCGTGCGGCTGCCTCTTGATCAGCGCCAAGCTCCTTCGCACCGCGCGAGAAGTTGCCGTACAGCGATGCCGTCTCGGACAGGCCTGCGCGCGTGGCGGCCGCAATGCGCCGAACATCCTCCTGAGCCTGGGCGAACGAGCCGAAACCCGCAGTAGCAAGGCGCAGCTGAGCATCGAGGTTCTTGGACGTATCCGCGAGATCGAGGAATTCCTTGACCAGAACTGCCGCCGAAACGCCAGCAAGTAGACCTGAAATCGCACCGGCAAACCGGCGCACGCGCGCCTCAATGCCAGAAAGCTCCCGGTCGGCGCTGCGGCCGCCCCGGCGAAGTTCCCTTTCAAGGCCATCAACGCGACCCAGAACTTCGATGATGACCTGTTCAGAGACCGCCAACGCCTTCGCCTCCCTTAATGGCACGGCGGACAGCGCGCTTTACAGCCTTGTCGACCAGCTTCTTGACGGCAGGGCGTTTTGCGTTGGCTGCGGGAGCCATGAATGGTCTGGCGGCCACCCGCGATGTCCCGAATTCGAGGTCTTTGGAGTATGGAGCGTTACTCGACACCTCCACCTGCAGCAGTCGGATCCTGTTCGTTTCGATGTTGCCGGCCAGCACGCCCGTGTCATTGTTTGGCGGTTCGCCCGGCGCGGACGGCACGTGATTTTTGCCCGACACCGCCCCCGCCGTGATTGAAATCTGCGCCTCCACCGCAATCATCTCGCCGCCTGCGAACAGGGCCTTGGTGACCTCGGGGATTGCGTGAGCATTGACCGTGCGAAGCAGCTTTTCGATTGACCTACGCCGGGCCATGCTCAGCCTCCCGAGTGACAAGGGCCGCGATGACCTCAAGCGCAGGCTCGGATCCAAGCTCCTTCTCCATCCCTCGGAACATCGCTCCGATGTGCGTGGGGGAGCGGCGTAGACGGCGGTAAACGGCATCGCGCCCACGCAAGCCAGCATCGGCAACGCGTTCGTGGTCTTTCGCCACCACCCGCAAGGCAGACGTGGCGGCAAATCGATCAATGGATTGCAGGTCTGCCTCGGCCATTGCGGCAGGCTAGCCCGGTGAGTTATGAACCCTTACCGCCGTCATCGAGAGGTGTTGAGTGAAGCGTTGCCCGAAATGCGCCGAGAAGATCCAGACAAACGCGGTAATCTGCAGGTACTGCGGCGCCGAGCAGCCGAAACGGAAAACTAATTGGTCAACGCTCGGCGTCGCAGCCTTGGTGATAGGCGGATTTTACGTTGCCAGTTTAAGCAGCGAGCGCCCAAAAACGCGTGACGCATCTAGCGCCGATGAGAGGCCGTCTGTGCCTGGCGAAAAATGCAAAGGCAGAAATGGCGAGTCTTGGAATTTCTCAGGCCTGGTGCAGCGGCGCTTGCGAAATCCTGACAGCTTCGAACACGTTCAAACGGTGTACGGACCGATCGATAACGGGGCCATGGTAGCCACCATGAAGTATCGCGCGACCAATGGGTTTGGCGCGGTCGATACGTACGTTGCTATAGGCGAGGTCCAGGTGGTGGATTGTAAGGCGCGGGTCATTACGACAGAGTGAGGGCGGCCCGAAAGCCGCCCGGCGGATCAGTTCGCCGCTGCTGCCAGCGTCGGAGCAGCAATGTCCTTGCGTTCGTATTCGGCGCTATGTTCGCGATACGTTTCTTCGTCCACGATCTGGAGGTCGGCGCGACCGGACATAAACCCCGGCTTGATGACGCAGCGGACATATTTGGTCTGACCGGGGAAGACGTTCACATCGACGCTCGAGGTCTTGTTGGTCAGGATGTAGCTGCCGCTCGGCACTTCCCATTCCGCATACTTGTTGCGGCCCAACTCAACGATTTCCTGACCTTTGTAACGGATCGGACACCCGAGGGCCAATCCCATCACCGCACCTTGGCGGTACATTACGATCTTACCGCCGGACGACGTGGTGGCAGGCGCCGCACCCGCTCCCGCGTCTTGAGCGATTGCAGATGATGCGACCATAGCTATCGAAGCCGCGGCGATCCAAGTTTTCAGCATTTTACCCCCCGTTGGATAATGAGGCGGATGAAATGCCACGAGGTCCGGAGATTCGTCTAGTCCGCGTTCGCCGCCAAGGCCTTCCGCATCCGCTCCGCGCCGCCGGGTGATGCTTGCGGCCCTGGGCTGTGCGCCTCGTTATGCGCCTCAAGAGCCTCTAGGTACTCGCCTAGCGAAGCGGTGCGCCAGTCGATCCCCAGCGCACCGCAATTCGCGATCACCTGCCCTCTTCGGAAGGGTTGAGGGGCGCCGGCGCTAGGTCGCCCTCCGGCTTTTTTTTTAGATCAACGCCCTTGATGGTGGCGTGCAGGATATCCCAGACCAGCAGTGCGCAGGCCTCGATCTGGCGCGGCAGGTAGTCGGCGACCATGCGGGACGCCAGCTTGTCCTCGACCTTGATATCCTCGCCGTCCTTCTCGCCGGAGCCAGCGCCGATCAGCGCGCGCTCCAGAACGTTGTGAAGGTCGCCGTAGAAAATCCGGGCGCCTGGCAAAAGGGTGGGCGACCCCGTGTCGCGATCGATCCCGATGCCCTCGGAAAGTTCGTCGTAGAGCTGGAAAATCGACACGGGGTATTCGCGGACACGCAGCGACGGCGTGAGCGGGCCGCGCTCGATCGCGAGGATGGCCGGAACAGGAAGGGCGAACCAGAATCGGCCGCCAGCAAAATCCCGCTCGATCGCTGTTTCGATCACGGAGCGGGCGTCCAGGTCCACGGGCCATCGTTGTTGAGGGTGATATCGCCAGTGCTGTCGCCGTTCACGTCAGCGCCCGCGTTGTCCGACATGAGCACATAGACCCCGGCGTAGGTTCCGAGGAGCTTGCCGGCGTCGGTGTCGTCGTTCTGGCGGAACTCGATCTCGTAGTTTTCTTTCACGCCCAGAAGCGTCTCGAAGCGCGCGAAATCGGGGATGTTCATCGCGCCGCTGCCGCTGATCGTCTGCGACTTGCCGGTGATCCGGTTCTTGCGGACAGCTGGGCGGCCCATCTTGGTGCAGTCGCGGCGATAGCGATCATTGCCAGCGGCTGCATTCTGTCGGGTGACGTTCTCGATGCCGCAGAGCTGCGTGAAGACGGCGGGCGGACCTTCTGCGGTCTGCACCTTGATGATCGCGAAGTCGGCTTCGACGGGCTCGGACACGGCAAATTCTCCAGCAAGTTTGCCAGAGGTTAGAGCCCGTCAATCGTCAGATTTACCGCCGTCATGGACATGGAAGCGGTTGCGGCGTCGGTCCGCTTCCCACTCTGATTGCGATGGCGCATGAGCGCGAAGGATCATAGCGCGCATCACGCGAGCAGCATCGTCGTCGCCGTCGTCTTCCAGCGCGTCGGCGGCAGCCATCACGTCATTGGTAGATACGACCTGAGAGCGGATCATCTGTGTGATGAGCGCGCCAACAATGCGTTCGGAAACCGGGATATCCATTCAGGCCGGGATATCACCCCTGATATGCGCGGACAAGGATCGAGGCGATGCCATGATAGGCGTCCTTCTCGGCGCCATCCTGCATCAGATCCGATGACGTGACCTCGAACCCGTAGCGACGGCCGGAAACCTCGAAAGCTTTGGAGCGCAGAGCCGCGACAACCGCAGTGTTTATGCGAGCAGCGTAATCCTTGGCCGTTTCCAGGATGGCGCCGGCGGTGTTGCGCCGCGGCTTGGCGAAAGAGTGCAGGCGGAACCTTACTTCCGACCGGGCGGAACAACCCCGGCCCCTGAGAACCGCTTGCGAACTGTCGAGCCGAACGAACGGCCAACTGGGAGCCTCTTCCACGGGATCGATGGAGGTCTTCGGGAGAATGGCGAGCAGCGATGCATCGGCTTTTAGCGAGATGATGGCGGCGCGTTCACTTTCCCTCAGAAGGTCGCCGGGCATTGGTCTTCTCCGTCGAGGGGGTGAGTGCGCCTGCGCGCTCGGCTGCTTCGGCTACTTCGTTGCTGACCTCGAACTTGCCGATAGGATATCGGGCTTCGCGAAGGCCGGGCAGGGGGTGGCGATATTCGCGGGCGAAGGTGACCGTCTGCATGCTCTTCTCCTAAATTATGCCTTGCGCCCCACCCCGACCCATCCGGCCGCCACGGGATCACGCTCGAGAGACGACACGGACCACGTGCCAACGAACGGCCCCGCCAGCACCTCGACCTCCGCATCGGTGCCCAGCGGGCCGGTGAGGGTGGCAGCAAGGACGATGAACCGCACGTCGGTGTCCACGAAGCCCTCTGCGCGGCGCATGGCGTCGGTGGCGACGTCGATGTGGACACTGCACGGGCGGTACTCGACGCCGCCGGGAGTGATGATGCTGCCGCCATCGTCGTACACAGGCGCGACCTGATCGATGACGCGGGCGTCGTGGTACGGGCCGCCGAACGCTGCCGAGAAGGCAAGGCCAATGTCTGCGAAGACCTGGTCCAGCATCAGCAGGGCGTCCCGACGAAGCCGACGAGCATCGGGCCGCCAAAGAGCTTGCGCTGGATCTCGCGGAACTGCTGGCCCCACACGGTGGCCCCGTAGCCGCCCTTCGCGCGCTGCGCCACGACGGTTTCGCTGATCGCCGCATCGAAGGTGCCGCTCTTGAAGCGTGTCGCCCCGGTCGCCGCAAGCATCGACGTGCCCGGCGCGAGGCCGATCCCGTTCAGCGCCAGCTTGTGCGCCGTCAGCAGTTCCGTGGCGTCCTGCTGCTGGTCGCCGAAGTTCTCGCCTACCTCACCCTCTGCCTTGCCTGCCCAGTAGTCGTAGGCAGGTTCGGTGAGCGTCGAGAAGGCGGGATAGGCCGCTTTGAACGTCTCAAGGGGGAGGCGGGTGTAGGGCATCGGGTGTCCTTACGAAAAGGGCCGCCGCCCGGTTGAGCAGCGGCCCCGTTCTGTTCGGTGGCAGGCGGTTACTTGCCGGGCTTCGTCAGCGTCTCGACCTGCTTGGTGAGGTCGGCCTTGTCCTTGGCCAGACCGTCGCGCTCGCCGGTGAGGGCCTTGTTGTCAGCCGTCAGCGTCTCGACCTGCTTGGTGAGGTCATCGATCTGGCGCTGCAGCAGATCAAGATCACCGGCGTCGGGACCGTCCGCCGCAGCGTCCGACTTCTTGCCGAGGTCAGGAAGCGCGCCAACGATCGTCTTCGGGTCGATCTCGACGGTCTGGCCCGGATCGAGGTAGACCACGCCGCTCTCGGTGCGGATGCCGCGCGCGCCCGGCGCGTAATTCGTGAACTTCTTCATGCGTCAGACTCCGTCGACGAAGGTGATGGCCTTCGGGATGCGGTTCTCGTAGCCGCCGATGTTCATCAGGCCGGGTACCTCCCACGAGAACGGACCCTTCTGGTAGGGCTGGCTGTTGAACAGCTGGTGTCCGCCGCCGGGAAGGTGGAACTGGTGCACCTCGCGGGTGTTCGAGTAGGCGATGATGCGCTTGGTGCCGCCGGCGCCCGCCGTTTCGAGGTGGCGCGACTTCTTGATGGTCAGGCCCGCGATCACCGAGTTCTCCTGCAGGTAGCGCAGAAGCGACATGCCGGTATCGGTGACGCGACGCGAGGCCATCGAGTTGTAGACGGTGGTCGGCACCGCAAGGGTGTCTGCCTGGTACGTCTCGCCGGTGTTGACCTCGACCGAGGTGAGGGCGTCGTTCACCACGGCAATCGCCTGGTCGGGCGTGCCGGTGATGATCGAGTTCGCAGCCGTCACCGTGGTGGCGAGCGGGTTGTTGATGAAGCCGGTGGTGAACTTCAGGCCGTCACCGCGCATGGCGGTCTTGTGGATGAAGCGCTCGGCGGTCTTGGAGGCCGCGTCTGCCTTCTCCGCAAGGATGTTCTGGCCCAGCTGCTGCGCGCGCTCCAGGTCCATGCGGTTCCACTTGTAGCCGATACCGGCCATGTGGTTTTCCTGCAGGAACTGGGTGCGGCTCACGTCGGCATAGGGCATGTCGTCTGCCGCCACGTCGAACCATTCCGGCTTGCCCGCGATGTCGCCCGAGTAGAACAGCGAACCGGCGGACCAGATCGTGCCCTGCGTGTCGATCGGCATGAACTCGGCGTAGTCCGCGAGCGGGTAGCGCACCATGTAGGTGCCCTGTTCGACGCGGAGAAGCTGGGGCGCGAGAAACCCGAAACTAGCCTGCGCGTCGTTCAGATCGACGCTGCGGATGCCGTCCACGAAGCTGACGCCGGGGCATTCCGGATTGGCATCCAGATACGCCACCGCCGCCATGACGGAATCGAAGATCATCTTGGTCATGTCAGGTTGCCCCTCAGCGGCGCACGATGCGGACGAGGCCCGCAGCGGCAATGGTGTCGTCGAATTCCCAGCCCGTCGCAGCGACGTTGCTGGTCGCGACGTTGGTGATGAGGCCCGCCGGGGTCACGTAGACCGGGTCACCGTCCGCGACGGCGACGGCTGCATTGACCCAGATCTTGCCGCGGTTCTTGATGCGCAGATTGTCCTTCGCGATGAAGGTGTCTGCCGCGCGATCGGCGGTGACCGGAAGGCCGGGGTTGGCGATGGTGAAGCCGTACAGCGTGCCGGCTGCGGGCGTGGTCACGGCACCGCGATCAGCGGAGCCGCGATAGACCGCTTTGCCGAACGCACACGACGCCGATTCCAGCGAGCGGGTGATGATGTTCGAGGTTTCGCCATCGGCTTCCATGCCCGCATAGGCGACCGGATAGTCCTCGCCGAAAGTGCTCTGAAGAACTGCCATATCCCTGTCTCCTTACGCCGCCGCCGGGCGGTGGGCGTTCTGCTTGTCGGCGAGCCACGATGCGCGCGCCGACTGGATGGCGGCGGCGCTGTCGCCGATGACCTTGGGCGAGCCGAGAGGCTGCACACCGTCGCTGGCAGGCTTGGCGTCCTTGGCCACGACGTCGAAAGCGATGGCGATATGCTCGTCGCTGTAGTCCTTGGCCTTGTCGCCCATGGCCTTATCGACGACGGCGCGCTTGATGGCGGCCTCGTCCATGGCATCGGTGACGGTCACGCCCAGCGCCTTCGCCTTGTCGACGACCAGCGCATAGGCCTTGGCTGCGTCGCGCAGCTGGGCGGGGGTGAGCTTCGCATCTGCAAGCTGCTGCTTGAGGGTGGTGATCTCCGCATCCTTGGCGACGATGGTGGCCGCGTCGGTGACGCCCTTGGCTTCAAGGGTAGTCACCTTCGCTGCAGCAGCGTCGCGCGCCGTGATGAGGGTGGCGATGTTGGCCGCAGCGGTGTCCGCGTTGGCCACGTCGACGGAAAGCCCGTCGATGATTACGATCTTCGGCACAGGGCTCTCCTGGGTGAGGGAATCGAGAAGGTTGGAGGGAAGGGCGTCGCAGACGGCGAACCCGTCCTTGATGGCGCACTCGGAACCGGCGCGGCCGCGATCGACCAGCGCAACGTGGTTTCCGGTGATGGACTTCTGGCGAGCCTGGCACTTGGTGCCGTTGGCGGCGGTGAAGTCGCCGAACTCGAGGTCCGACGAGTACCCGTTGCTCAGTTCGCGCTTGCCGCCATCCACCTTGGCAATGGCGCTGGCGTCGGTCAGCAGCAGATCGAAGGCGAGGTAATCACCATCGCGCATCGCACCCATGATCGTGCCGCGCGCGTGGTCGCGCCAGTTCGCGGTGGTGACGGGGGCGGCGGGGTGGTCGTCGGTGACCGGCTTGCCGATGAAGCTGCGGACGGACTTCTCGTCGAATACGGTGCCGTCGTCGCGAAGGACGTTGACCAACGCGGTATCGCGCAGGCCGTGCTTGTTGTCGGGATCTACCTCGGAGCCGCCGTACTGGTAGACGCCAGTGCGGGCCGCGCGTGCGCGAACGGCCATCGCGCCGCCTTCAATGCGGCGGGGTGCGTCAAGGGTGAGGCTGTCCCGGAATTGCATGCCTCGCACGGTATTCGCGCGCGGGGCATGGGTTTACCGCCGTTGGTTAGGCGATGCGCTCCGGGAACTGGCACTTCAGCAGACGAGATTGCTCAACCATCATCTGGCAGCACGCGATCGCGGCCTGTCGGGCATGATGTTGGTGCTGGTCGAACATGCGCGCGGAGATCATCGTGGGCAGGTGCGTGACCGTCACCCATGCGGCGTTCGGGCCGCAATGCCACATGCCCTTTGCCGGGCGATCCTCAACCAGATCGATGCGGTATTCGTCGAGGTTGATCGTTTGAGGCGCGTTCATGCCGCCTTTCCCTCCTTGGCCATCGCCTCGGCAAACGACATGCCCTTGCGGACACGTTGATGGACCGCCTTGTAGCGGTGGGGAATGCCTGCGCGCCTGCATGCCTCCATCATCGGGATGCGCTCTCCGCGATATTCGACCCGTCGATTATTGCGGCGATTGATGGCCTGAACATCTATGGTCGCCCAAACGCAGTTCGTTGGCTCGTAATTGCCATTAACATTCTGACGCTCAATTGAATGTGATGGAGAAGGGCGCGGCCCCATGTCTTCGAAAAAAGCTTCGAAGCCTGAAAGCCATCGGTCACATACGGTTATTCCCCTGCCGCCGTAATCCCCCCATGCAGAGTCGTTCGGATTGCTGCATCGGCCCTTCATGTGCGACCATACTCTGTATTCCGGCAAATGGCTCATGAGGTGGGTGCCGTGGAGTTCGGCGTTTTTCTCGCCGTTGCGGCAGCCGCAATGATGAGAATGCCCCTGCTTCAAGGTATGGATGGGGATGTCGCGCTCAGTCCCGCATTCGCATCTGCAAAGAGCAGTGCGCTGCACGCCGTCCGGATGGGCAGAGCCATCTGCCGTCCTCCGGCTATACGGCTTTCCTTCTCGGACAACTGCCCACGATCCTATTTCAGATCTACCGCCCAACAGTTCACCTATGGTCAGTTTAGGATGCCGAGGCTCGAATGATCCGCCTCGCCGCATACGAGCCTCATGCATTGAGCAGGCATTGTAACGGTTCTTCCGTGCGGGCTTTTCACAGCCCGGTGCGGCGCATAAAGAGGGTGTATCCATAGCGCAGATTCCTTGCGTTCTTGGTTAGGGCTGGGGCAGGTCTAGACCACCTGTTTCAGCCCGACTTTTTATAGCAATTACGGCGAGTCGTGGCTAGTCGCTTAGGTCGATAACGGACCTTGAGCGGCACGAACAAAACGGAAGTTGGCCGGGCCGATCTTCCGGCGGCGCCATCAGCGTTTTGCCGTTGATAGTTTGGCCCACTTCCCCGGCCTCATCCGAGTAGTAATTACCGTTGCGCGCGACGTGATCGGCCCGAGGGTGCAGCTTTCTTCCGTGCACCCATTCCCAAGAAAAAATCCCCGCTTCCCTGCGCCGCTCATCCGCCAGCGATGACGTGAGCTTGTTCAGCTGGTCCGAGGCGATGCGGATCGACCGATCGCGGCCAAGCCCGGTCGCCTCGCTGATGGACTTCGCCACGTCCCGCGCTGGCGTCCGGTTCCGCAGGCCATCGAACACGGCGCTGCTGATGCGCTGGCGCGTCTGGTCGGACACATTGCGGACTAGGTCTGTGTTCCACCCGATGGTCGTTTCGAGCGTGGCGCGCATGTCGCCGGCGCCGATCAGCGTATCCAAATCGACGCCGGTGGCCGACAGGACCGCGCCGCGCCACTTGCCGCGCTGCCAACGCTCGACCTTCAGAGCCCAGTCGCGCAGTTCCGGTGTCAGCAGCAGGAGCAGCCGGTTGACCTGCTCTGCAGCGCCATCGATCTCGGCCTTGACATCTGCCGGGGCGTCGGTGGTCATCTCGCCTATGGTGCGGGCGTACTCGGCGACGATGCGTTCTGCCTCGGCCATCCACGCATCAACCACAGGCTTATACACAGCCCGGTAGAGGTTCGTGCTGAGAACGGCCGGGGGCGCAATGTCGCGAAGGACGACGCTGCGGCGGCGCATGCCGGCGTTCTGGCGGCGCGCCATCTGGGCCAGATTATATCGCATCAACCGATGATGTCGGTGCGGTCGGGCGCGCGCGGTCCGATCGAATGAACCGGGCGAGCTACAATCTCGGCAAAGCGACAATGACACGCCTCGCCGATGATGTAGGGCTTTCCGGGTCCGGTGTATCCGCCTCGGGCCAGGCGCTTCTTGCGGTCAGTCACCGCCCCAGCCCTCCGATACAGCCTCGACGCGCGCAAATCGCATAGCGATGCTTACGGCACGCTCGCTGCTAAGCAGGCCGAGCCAGACCAGCGGGTAGAGCGCCCATGCGACGGGCTTAACCCAGCGAGTGTTGGCGCGAAGATGCACGATGATCGGTCCGCACTCAGCCATTACGAATTTCCTCGAAAATCTCAGGCCCCAGGACTATCTCGCCGCGATACGGCTCGACACCCGCCAGATCGACCGTCTCGCCGGTAAGGCTGATGTGCGGCTGATAGTCGGGGAAGTCCCACGACGCGCCGTTCTCGCGCATGGACATGTTGCGCCAGGTCAGAGACGATTCCGCGAACATGAGCACGGCACCGCGATCACCAAGCGGTTCGACGACGCGCGGACCACCGGGCTTGACCGTAATGTTGCCCTTAGCATCACCATTCCAGCCCTCATCACCCATCTTGATCCAGTCGACAGGCGTGGTGCTGTAAGCGATGGTGACATGGAGGTCGTCCTGCAGATCAGGCAGGCCCTGCGACTTGGCCCATGCCTTGAGCGCAGCCACATTCTGCACCTTGCGCGACACGTAGCACGTGCGTGGGGCAGCATCGTTCGCAGCACGGCGGGCGGGCACGGTGGTCCCGCCGCCGGTAGATGCTGGATCACCTCCTTCCGGTACGATTGCTGACGGGTCTGTGCCGTCGTCGTCAGGGTTTAGGCCGAAGCGCTCTGCCTCGGGGATCTCATCCAGCGCCGCATCGAGGCCGGGCAGATAACCTTCCTCGACAAGCAGATTCTGCACGCCCTTTGCGAACGCCTCATCGGGCACCGCGCCAGTGGCCTGCACAGCCGTCACCGCTTCCATCCGCGTCTTGAACACGGTTGCCTGCTCGGCTTCGGTCGGCGTCGAGAGCGGCGCGAACTTGAACCACACCTCAGGCGGGCGCGATCCCAGCGCCGAAGGGATCAGCGCTGCGTCGATCTGTTCAAGGCAGGGGCGAAGCTCCAGATTCTGGCCCATCGCGACTTCGCGGTTCCAGTTGTCGCGGTCATGGTTGCCGGTCGAATTGAGTCCGCCCGGCGACCGGCCCTGTAGCACGGTGAAGGGGATGCCTGACACTGCGGCAACGCGCTGGTCGAAGGCGTCCATCATCGCGGGGATACCGGCCCACGTCACCTGGTAGTCGTCGATCTTCTCGCCGGGGTTCTGCCCGTCGCCCGCGTCGTACAGCGTCCCGTTGAGCACGCTTTCGCTCAGGCCGATCGCGGCCATGCGGCGGTTCATGCGCTCCTGCCCACCCGGCGCCGAGATGGTGTCGGTCAGGTTCGGGATGCCGATGCGCAGGAGCTTAGCCTTGCGCACCAGCGCGGCGAACCAGTCCTGCGCATTGTCGGAGCGCATCACATCCTTGAAGATGCGGGTGATGCGCGATTTGCCCCAGAAGGCCTGTTCCAGCGTGACGCCGTAGCCGACCACCAGAGGATCGCCGGGGAAGCATACGACGCGCGAGGGGTGGATTTCCGTCTGCTGGCTGCCGATCTTGAAGGCGCGGGGCTTGCCGTAGTTCGGGCTCGCAAGTTCGTCGTCGATATCAACCAGAGTGATCTGATCCTTGTGGACCAGATTGACGGCGGTAAGCCCGCCAACGCCGGTGACGTTCAGGGCTTCGGACGGCGTGCCGCCTGCAACCAGGATCAGCGCGCCGCCACCAAGGCCGCGCAGGATCTCGGCGGCCTTCACCTTGGCCACCAGCCCGAGCCGCGCTTCCTCGGCTTCCAGCTTCTCGATCTGGTCCTTGTCAGCCTGCCAGTCACGCCACTCGCGCACCCGGTCGGACGCGGGCAGGTCGATCACCCGCTGCATCATTCCGCTTTCGAGGTAGGCGGCATAGGCAAGCTGCGGCGCGAACATGCGCGTCATGGCATTGCCGAAGTGGTGGATGGGGCTGGCGGCGAACTCGATTGCCTCGGTGATGCCGTCGTTGAGATGGCGCATCGGCGAACCGCTCGCGTCGAGAATGGGGGAGCCTGCCATAGCGGGACGGTACGTGGCGGGGTGGGCGGATTTTACCGCTGTCACCACGCGTCGGGGTTGTACGTCGCGCCGCCCATCATCAGTTCTGTCATGGACCAAACCAGCGCGTCTGCGCGGTCGGGTGACCCGTCGCCGATAAACCCGGCAACGGTAAAGTTGCACATCTGATCTTCCATGTCTGGGAAGCTGCCCACGTGGCTGACCTTCCCCTGCTCATACAGAGCCGCGATAGGTTCGGCGCGGACAACCTTGCCGCGCGTGGCCCTCACCTCCTTGAAGCGCGTCTTGATGCCTGCCGCGCGAAGGACGGCACCGACCATGGCACCGCCGAAGTTGCTTTCTGCTACCACACAATCGGCACCCCACTTTTCGACCTTTTCGGCCACGCGACGCCCCCAGCCTTCCGGCGACAGGTTGCAGGTTGCATCTTCCAGGACATAGGCCCGGCCGTCCACGCCGCGACCGGCGACAACGATTCCGATGTCATCGCCGCCGCCGTCGCCTTTCGTTCCCGATGGATCGACAGACACGACAATGCGTTGCATGTCAGGAAGCGCGGCTTTGTCGATGCGATGGCGATCAATGCCTGGTATCTCACCTCCCTCTACCTTGCGATCCTCCAGTGCCCAAAGCGCGCCGTTTACCTCGGAGGCCCACTCCCCGGCTTCGAAGCGCAACCGCTGAGCAGCGGACATGGACGCGAGCACGTCGAAGTACTCCGCAGGCAGATTGTCTGCGTTGTCTGAAGGGTTCACCTTCATCTCAACATAGTCGTCCGGGTTGGGAAGCGCCTCCTTGGTGCCCGGCTTGAGCTTGGATCGGAACAATTGGAACGACCAGTGCAGCTTCGACGGCGGGTTGCAGTCGAAGTAGGCCTTGAGGGCTAGGTGCGTCCGCCCGGTTGCCGCGGCGATCTCCGGCGCCAGCGGGCACTTCTGCGCAAGGCGGGACATGGCCATTTCGACTGACGACCACGGAATCTGGCTGCTCTCGTTGAAGTAGAGCGTCACATATTCCGCGCCCAAGATCTTCTCGACGCGTTCCTTGTCATCGAGGCCGGCAATCCAGATTTGCGAACCATTCGGCAACTCGACGTAGAAGTCCGTCTTGTCGAACCGGACGCGCAGGGCCGGGAAGCACAGCTTGAGCACCTTGGGCAGCGTGTCAGCCCAGATGCTGGTCTTCGCGTGGTTGAAGCGGAAGCGGAAGATTGCGTGGCGGCTGCCGGGCGCGTTGATCGCGCGCTGGATGATGGCGCGGACAAGGAGGAACGTCTTGCCTGAGCGGGATCCGCCCCGAAGCATGATGTTGCGGGCAGCGCTGGCAAGGAGGTCGCGGGCGATCTCCTGCTTAGGTGTCAGCTTGGCTATCGGTGGGCCGCCGTTGTGGCCCAAGCCGGGTCGTTCTGCGGTTATCTCAGACGTGAAGCCGGTGGCTGGACTCAAAGCGCCGCGTCCTTAGCGTCCACCACCACCGTAATCCCGCCGGTGTGCTCGATCCGCTCCTTGAACGCCTGCACGTCGATGTGCTTGCCGATCAATTCAAGGCGCTTGATGCGATCGGATAGCTTCACCTTCTGCACCGTCGCATATTCGGGATTGCCGTTCTCATCCTCGCCGACCCGCTCCCGCACCGTCTCGACACCGGCGACGAGCCCCTTGCGCCAGATCATCGGCCATTCGGAAACGGGGCGGAGATTTCCGCGCTCATCGTAGATGTCCGCGACGTCCGCCTCTGCCTCTTCTGCGAGGCGCATGAGTAGCCAGTCGGCGTCGACCTTGGTCCGCTCCGACCGCTCAGCCTTCGCCGCAGCGATGGCGGTAGCAATGTCAGGTTTGGTCAGGTTCTCCTGTCCGATCGATCTCGCTGTGCGTTCGCTATACCCCGCGCGGAGGGCAGCCTGAGTGGCGTTCAGGTCGATCAGGTATTCCCTGACGAAGGCTGCCTGCTTCGGCGTCATCGTCCCGCCTCCTCCCTGAGATACCGCTTCCGGATCTCGGCCATACGCTTGCGGCCGATGACCTTCGACCATGCAAGGACGGTGGACTTGCCCCAGATGTTCTCGACGCGACGCCAGCCATGGGCGGCGAACTTCTCCAGGAACTCCGGCGGGATCGGCTTTGGCGCCGAGGTGGGCAGCAGCTTACGCGTCATCTTGGATCTCGTCCTCGTCGATTATTCCTTGGAAGCGGACCGCCTTCACCAGCTCGGAGAAGTCGGCGCGAGCTTCCGGGGTGGCACGGTTCCATGCGCGCACGATGTGGGTGCACAGGGTGCTGTCCGTGTCCTCGTCGTCGAAGCGGGCGCCGGTGCTGTAGCGGTGCTGGGTCACGACCTCCCGGCACTCGTTGACGGACAGGTGCTCGCGGGCTGCGCGCTTGAGCAGGGGCAATGCCTCGTCCTTGGGCAGGCTGGCGACCGCGGCGTGGTGCTCCACGGACAGGGTGCTGTCGCGCAGGGCAGGGGGGAACACCGTCGCGGCCTTCAGGGCGTCCTTAAGGCGCTTCGGTGCAAGGCCCAGGTTCTCGGACAGGAAGTCGAACTTGGCCTGGCTGAGATGGCCAGCATCCTTGCCCTCGGCCATCCAGTCGGCGATCCGCCAGTCAACTTCGAGGCGATGGGCGACGAGGCTGCGGCCCCTCGCTACCCACGCATCTAGCGGAGCAGGCGGAGGCACCACCTCGATAACAGTCACAGCGTTCATCCTCTCCCCCCGATCTGGCGGGCGCGGGTGAAAGCATCATATGCCGCATCCCCGGCAGCAAGCGCGGCGATTGCATCACGGCTATGCACTCGGCCTGACAGCGCGCGGCTGATCGCGGTAAGCGCATCGGCCATCTGCTGTGCCAGCTTCTCCTGATCGGAGGGGGCGGCGCGTCCATCAGCAAGCCCGCGCTCGTATCCAAGTTCCTCGGCAGCGATCAGCGCCTGCGTATGGCGGCAACGCTGCTGGTGATATGCCTTCGCGGCATCCGTGCTTTCGTCGTGCATCCGCTGGATGGCATCGTCGGCCTGGTACTCGGCATCGCGAAGGGCTTTGAGCAAGCTGCCCTCCGCTCCAGCCTTGATGACACACGCAGCCTCGGAACGCTCGTCACGGCCGAAATGCAGGCGAGCGCACGCCTCATCGGTGAACGTCTCTCCGCAGTGAAAGCAACGCCACGCCACCGGCTCCCCTTCGCTCGCGGCAGTCATTGCCGCCAACTGGTCGCGTGCTGCTCCGCGCGTCTTTGGGCCATCGCCATAGGCCCCGTCTGCGATCTCCTGCAGGCGCTGCATTTCGACATGCCGCCGCTCTTCGGAACTCTCCCCCTCGCTCGCGGCGGGCAGGGAGGCGAGGGCGTCGAGAGCGATCCGCGCGTAGTGCTCCAACCGCTGATCGTGCTGCGTAGTCCCTAGCTCGGGCACGTCATCCCAGAACGGGTCTTCGCGCATAGCGTTGGTTACCGCCTCCACTGCCATCCCCGGATTAAGCGGGGATAAAGAACCTGTTGCCCAGTCACAGGGAAGCGCGCCACATGTTGGGCATCCATCAGGAAGCGCCACCGCCTCCGCTGCGTCTCGCTGGTTGGTCATGACACGGCTCCTTGGGCATTCTTCGGAACCCAAATGTCAGCACCTGTAGCAAGCCGGAATGCAGCTACTTCAGCATCATGCTTTCGTTGCAGGAACATTGGGTCTTTGATGAGAGCTTCACGAATGTGTTCCGGAAGCCTGTATAACAGGGTGTACTTGCTCACTCCCCTTCTCCCTTCTCGGTGGATGCGGTGCGCTTAACCGGAACGCAGGTGCAGTCCGCACGTGGTCGCAACATCGCCTCGCAATCATCTCCGTGGACGATCTCGGGTAATCCTAACCGTTCACCCTTCGCGGGCGTCGCGCTGAGCTCCGGAAGTTGCTTGAGGGCCAACGGGCGCAGGAAGTCTGTCCAGACCTGGTCCATCAATTCCGGCGTGGGACCATCCTCGTGTTCAAGGAATGCCGCGACAGCCCCGGTCAGGGTGCCGAGCGCGTATCCCGCGCCATAGGTGGCAATGGCCATGGCCCCGGCGCGATCGTCCGCGAGCAGCATCGTGCGGTGCATAGCTGCGGCCACATCGTCACCGCACTTGCGCCCGAGATCCATGGTGATCTGTTCGGTGATGTTCATACTTCCCCCTGTTCTGAATATCTGCGGCAGTGCCGGGCGATCGCGCGGGCGCGGTCCCGGCGCGCATCGTCCTGACTGCCCATTTCGTGGATGCGGGCATGGCGTGGCAGAACCGTCACCACGTTGCCGCGGTCGATCACGATCCTCTGGCCAGTTCCGACGCGAACGTACTTCGCTCCCAGTTGGGCAGCGAGGCGGGTGGCCGGGGTGTCCAGCGCGGCAATGGCCTGACCCTCGGTGCGGATACCAGGCAACCGCTCTATAGCGCGATCGATGGCGTGGGAGGATACGATCAGCATAGCCCGTCCTTCCCGCAGTTGGGGCAATCGACCTCATCGCCGTCCAAGTTGAGGATGCGGCGCACGTTCTGGCAGGTACGGCAGGCGGGCCCGGCGCGGGCGGGTGCTTCGGCTACCGGGGCGGGGGCAGCGGCGGCGCCGACGCGCGAGACATACCGGCCGTCATCGGCCATGCGAAGGTATGCCCGCGTCTCGCCCACGGCCTTCCAGCTATCGGGCAGCCCGTCGATCTCAACCTGGTCGACGTCGCCGGCAGCAAGGCGCGCCATCATGTCATCGAAACGGGCCTGTCGCTCATGGCGCGCAGCGGCGGCGGCGCGGCGCTGCAGGCGAATGTGATCGTCGCTGCGTTCCCAGCCTTCGATGATCTTGTAGCACTCGGCGATCGAGGGAAACCACTGGCATCGCTCCATGGCCTGATCGCCCAGAAAGCTGATCTGCTCACGCGAGTATCCGCCCAGCTTCGCCTCATATGCTTCGATCAGCAGCGCGCCGCTCACGTCGTCTGATCCGCGCTTGGGCAGCACGGCCAGCAGAGTGCGCAGGACTTTAGCAAGGTGCTCTTCACCACATGGAGCGAGGGCCGGTAAGGGCGCGTTGGCGATCGCCTCCGCCTTCGCCAGCATCGCGTCGCTCAGCCGGGGGCGGTCCGCCGTCAAAGCCATGCTTGCGGTCGAGGTAGGCGATTGCCCCATCCTTAGGCCTTCCGGCATCTCGGGGAGAAGGCGACCGACCAGTGCTCCGACTTGTTCCATTGCGATATCGTCCTTCGTCGTCGATCTTTCGGATCCAGTTGCGCCAGGCAGCGTCCCAGTCGGATTTCACTGCGTTCGGGCCGGTGGCGCTCGCCGCCCAGTCCCGGAGCCGATCAAGCTCCCGGTCGAGCGCTCCCGGCGGCCACTGGGCAACCGCCGCGGCTAGGGCTTCCGGGAAGGGCTTGGGCTGCCAATCGGCAGGCAAGCGGTGGCCCTTACGCGAACGCGGGGTTTGTTTTTCCGGGTGGGTAGGGGTGGTGGGGTTAGAATTATTTTCATTGGGGAGGAGGGGAAGGGAGGGATCCGTCACGCTTGTTACGTCACCATCAGCGTCACCCGTTACGTCACCCGTTACGTCACACGCTGCCTCTTCCTCTTTCTTGCGAGCGCGATAGCGGGCCTGCCGCTCAGCGCCGGAGGAGCGGGTAGCGGGGGCGCAATCCATCGTCTCGGCAATCTCAAGGATGTCCGCTGCGGAAAGGCCCTTGGCGACCAGAAGGCGCATCGTCTCGACGTTCACCGGACCGCGGCGCCCCCGATCTGGATGACGAACCGACCAGTGATCGGCGCAATGAACTCGACCGTGGGGGCGGCAAACAGGCGGTCGTTGATGCCGAGGCGATCAGCGATGCCATCGAGGTATGCCTTGGCAGCCGCGACCGTGTTGTCCTTGTCGGGGTGAGGTCCAGCGGCCTTGCGGCTGACGACGAGATGCACCGGGATCGGCCCGGGGACGTTCTGCCACCCCTGCCAGCCCGAGGCGGCCATGGTGGCGTTATGCGCCCAGGCGCGATGCTTCTTCTTCTCGCGGGCCACACCGAAGTGATGGGCGCGGCCGTTCGGCCAAAGCGCTCCATGGGGATAGGGAAGGTCGACCTGGATCACAGGAGCATCCCCTGCCGTCCGATGAAGTCCTCGCGCTCGGCTTTCATGCGCTCCAACCAGTGCACGGCCGCGTCCAGTTCGGCCTCTGCGGCGTCGGCCTTCTCACGGGCGCGGCGCAGGCGCTTCTCAGCACCGGTCACGGCAAGCTCAAGCCGGTCTAGGCTCACGGGCGCTGCCGTCATTCCGGCGCGCATTTTATCGAGGGCGGCGGGGCTCACCGCTTCACCGTCCCGCAGATCGCGTCCAGATCTTCCATGGAGCGCGCGGCCTTGGTGATGCAGGGCGCCAGCGCGACCCAAGCCGCTGCCATCTCGGGCTTTGTGATTTCGCGATCGAAGAACGTCCGGACGCTGTGAATGATGGTCGAGTGATCGCGACCCCCGATGAAGCGGCCGACGTTGGGATAGCTGTTGCCCCGGGCGCGCAGGACGGCGGCACACAGATTGCGCGCCTCGACGTACTGGCGACTCCGCATGCTGCCGATCAATTCACCGTGGCTGATGTTGCAAGCCATGGCGCAGGCATTGATGACATCGGCGGACGAATGCAGGCCGGTGGCAGCACGTGTAAGCGCGGTGACTTCATGCACGACAGGTTCCGGGGTTGGTTCTGCTTCAGGTTCGGAAATCGCGAGTGCAAGGATTTGCTGGTCGGACGCGCCGACCTCCGGCTCGCCTTCTTCTTCTTCGTCGTTTTCCATGCCCTTGACGTAGAAGGGCGCGGAACGCTCGCGGACCTCATCGAGCCAGTGCGACCGATATGATCGTATCGTCTCGATGGACGGTGCGCGACCGAAGCGATCGAGCACTCTGACACGGACGGTGGAGGCGTCGCCGATGTAGCGCGAAAGGCGCTCCGCATAACGGAGCGGTGCGCGAGCATCCCCCCAAGGGTAATGCTCCTCAACCTCGTTGAAGCCGCTATGGCCGAACCAGTCGATACGGCTCGCCTTGTGGATCTTGTAGGCCTCGGCTTGCATCACGCCACCGCGCGCAGCTTGGCGGCCTTGCGGTTGAGCTCGATGACCTCGCAGTCTGCAAGCTCACGGCCACCGGGGCTGGAAGGGTGGTGTGCCTCGCCCTTGGCAGCGAGGAAGTCGCGGGCAGCCTTCTCGATCTCGTCGTGACAGATGCCCTCAGGGACAGTGACGATCGCGTGCCCGGCGGGGAGCAGCAGCGACAGCAGTTCGTCCGGCAGCACCTCAATGAGGGCGTCCAGCGCGGTCATCGGCATGACAGTTTCACCGGCTGCATAGTTGCGCACGCTATCGAGGCCGAGGTCGGCGTCGGCGGCGATCATCTTGAGCGTCAGGCCGTAGCGGGTCGGATCCTGCGCGATGCGGAACATGCGACGCTGCCGGTCGAGGATTTGCGATTTCCGGTCCATGATTGTCGGAGCCTCAGTTGTTAGCAGTCGCAGCATGAGCAGCGACGTGATCAGAAAGGCCCGACCCATCCGCGAGGCAGGGGGTATGTGCAGCGGATGGATCGGGCAGGGAGGCAAGCAGGGCGCTCGCCGGAGAGAGGTGGCCGGTGCCGCGTTGGGCAGTCACCGGCCTGCGACCGTCAGGGACGGCGGGGGAAACTGGTGCGTCGAGGTCAGCCAGGAAGCTGTCGCGCTCTTCGTCGGTGAGCGGCTTGATCTTGCGGAAGAATTTTGCGTCCCACGCGGACGAAGCATCTCGCGAGAAATCTTCCTCGAAATTGAGGCCCGTCCAATCAGAACCGTAGATGTCAGCCGGTTCGGAACAGACTTCGCAAACGGTGTAGACACCGCCAACAGCGAGATCAAAAGCGACCTCTATTGTGCCTGGTTCGTCGTCGATGCCGACGCACAAAGCGAGATCGCCAACCTGCCAGTCGTCCATGGCTCAACCCCTGACCCAAGGCGCCAGCGCCAGTGCGAGGCACAGCGCCATGGCAGCGGAGAGGATGAGATATCCGATAGCGAGACGGGCACGCGTCATGCCGCTTTCCGATCGAAGTATCCCCGGCGGCTCAGTTCTTCGACCAGCGCGTCAGTGGTGGCGTCGTGAAGGGAGCGCTGAGACTGGTCCACGATCTCGATCGCGCGGGCGCGGTTCCGGGTGCGCTTGATGTAGCCGCGCTCTTCCAGACCGGTCAGCAGGCCGACGAGAACCGACTTCGACACGATCCCGAGGTGGGCGCCCATTTCCGCGAAGGACGGCGCGAAGCTGCCTGGGCCAGACATGTAGCCCTCAAGGTAACGGAACAGCTGAGACTGCTTGGGGGTGAGGCCGATCATGCGGCGTCTCGCTGCTCGACGATCATCTCGCCGGGCTTGGTCTTTCCTCCAGTGGCCTCGCTTATCTTGACAGCCAGCGGCAGCGAGGGCTGACGTTGACCGTAGACGATCTTGCGAATGGTGTTCTCCGCCTCGCCGACGCGGGCGGCGAACTCGGATACGGCCACTTTCTCGGCCTTGAGATAGTCGAGCAGTTTCATGTGCCCTGATATGCCCAATATGGGCACATACGGCAAGCGCAAAATGTGCCCAACTGGTCCACTATACCGTTATGCCCTTTCTGGGCACATAGGCGGCATGGCAGCGAACAACATCGCGGCGTTCCGAAAGCAGCGGGGTCTATCTCAGACGGAGCTCGCCGAGCGGGTAGGAACGACGCTCAACATGCTCGGGAAGCTTGAGCGCGGCGATCGGTCGCTCGATCAAGCTTGGCTAGACAAGATAGGCGGCGCCCTGAATGTGCCGCCACACGAGCTTATTGCGCCGGACATCGCCGAGAAGAAGCTTGCGCCGGTCGCCGTGCTTGCGCCCGACGTGGAAGACGTCGTCTATATCCAGAAGCTCGACCTATCTCTCTCTATGGGTCCCGGCACCCACATCGACGATTGGGTGGAGGCGGAGCCGGTTCCATTCGGCCTCGATTTCATCCGAACCGTCACTCGGACATCATCGGACCGGCTCAAGCTTGTGACCGGAATCGGCGACAGCATGTATCCGACCCTGAACTGGGGCGATGTGATTCTGATCGACACGACCGAGCGCCAGCTGGCGCGCCAGGATGCCGTCTACTGGATCGACCTTTACGGTGCTGCCGGGCTCAAGCGTCTGCGCACCGTGGGGCCGGGGCGGGTGCTTGTCGTGTCCGACAATCCGAACGTGCCGGATCAAGAGGTGGACGCCGCCGATCTGCGCATACAGGGCAGGGCTATTTGGCTGGCTCGCGGAATATAGGCCGGACAGGAGCGAATAACGGTAAGCGCAAAGGGGGTTGCGTTGTATAGTCAAGACGTGTTGGATCATCCGCCTTTTCAGTTACATATCGAACCAAATCAGCCGATTGAATTGGGCGATATGCTGAAAGCATTGGGATCAATTGAGCACCAGTTCGAGCAATTTGTTACCAGGGCGGGCTTGGCACCCGCAAAGGAAGCAAAGCTTTTGGTCTCTAGCGTCAAGCCTGGCTCCATCGACATCGGCTTGTTGCCGGATTTCGCTACCATGGGCACGATAGTCGCACCGGCCATGGTGTATTCAGAGCCGGTTCTGAAATTTGTCGGCTCAATTAAGGATCTGCTCGACAAGTTTAAAAAGAAAGATGATCCTGAAGACTCGACATCCCAAAAAGATTGCACTGACGCTATCAATATAGCCCGTCCGATAGCAAGTAGCGGCGGAACTCAGACGTTTAATGTTTTCAAAGGCGATGTCTACCATCCCGTTTTTCAGGTTAGTGGTGCAGAAGCTCAGAGGATCGTTGCCAACGCTACTCAGCGGAAGGCATTGCTAGAGGCGGGTGAGAGCGAAGTCGCTCAGCGCGTTCCGCTCGTCTGGCACGGCATGGATACCGGCGAAGCCCGTACAGATGGAAAACGCAGCCCTGATAAAGCAATTATCGAAGAAATTGATAATAAAGAGCGCCCGGTTTTCTTTCAAGACGACTTCTCTCATATCAAGAAGGCGATGATCGACGATCAGGAGAACCCCTACAAGAAGGTGTATTTCGTCGACGTGACGGTATCGCGCGTGGGCGGCAAAGTCGTTTCATATCGAGTGATTGGGTATCACGGCTCGGAAGACCTCGACTGAATCGCGATGACCGTCCCTGTGCTGTCCCTCGCCATCGTCGGCGCCGACTACCCCAACAAGGGCAAGATGCCCGGTCGCCGGTTCGAGATAGCACTCTGTGCGCCAGGCGATCCTCTCGAACTGCGGCCGGAGCCGACTAACCCGGCAGATGAACATGCCGTGGCTGTTTACTCCGAACGTGACGTTCAGATCGGCTACGTGTCGTCGCAGCGCGCCGTGCGCATCGCCCAGCTAATCCGGCAGGGCCATACCCCGATCGCTATTTTTCAAGAGGCCACGCCGTACGGGGCGGTGGCCCGCGTGTCGTTTGACGGCGAGGCCCCGACGCTTCCCGAAACGGAGCGGACGCACGGAGCAGAATCATTCGACGACTTCGACCAGTCCCCAAGATGGGACGATGCGGACGATTGGCCTGCTTAAAATATGTGCCCCAACAGGGCATATTTTTACCGTTGACATATGCCCAAATAGGGCACATTAAATCTCCAACAGCCCAGCAGTGAGCCGCAAGCGCAGACCTGCCGGGACCTTCGTTGGAGATCACGATGCCAAGCATCATCCTTCAGTCCCTGTATTCAGACGGTAGCGTCGCTTTCCAGCACACCTCGGAAAGCGATGACCTGACCGCGACCCTCGCATGGGCGACTGCCAACTGGCACCCCGCGCAGGGCGGCCGCGTCCCCGGCACCACCCGGTTCTACCTGAACCCCGCGCTGCAGGTGTCCATCGATGGCGCCAAGTTCGAGGCGGTCTATTCCGCGCTCGCTCGCCTCCACACTCCGGTTGGACTGGCGGCATGAACGGCTTCACCCAAGTCCGCCTGCTTGATCAGCGCGCCCAGCAGCTCGGCTTCGCCAAGAGCCTCATCCGCGACTTCATCAGCGCTCTCGATGCGCCGGAGGACGTTCGCGAAACCTTCATCAACTACGCCAAGGCTCACGCAGAGCGCGAGCTGGGCGAGGGCGGGAGGCTTTCGCGGTGATGGATCTCACTCTCACCCCCGAGCAGCACGATACGCTGAACGCTGCAGAGGCTATCCTGCGTGGTATTCTGCGTCCCGGCGGGCATTGGATGTTTTCAATTGCCGCACGCTCAGAGCCCGGCGAAGGCACCTACTGCAGCGCGACGTATTTCGACAGCAACAAGACGCAGCACAGCGATCTTTGGGCACCGAACTGCACGTTCGCGGACAAGATCCAGATCGGCCTTGATCGCGAAAATGCTCTTCCAAGTCCCGAGGAAGCAAAGGCAGCTCGCGTCGCTGAACTGCAGGCCCAGCTCGCCCGTCTGACGGGAGAAGCAGCATGACCGGCGGCGCGCAGGATAGCGGGGCTATCACCCGCACGATGGAGCGCGAGTTCTGGAACGGCGTTCCGGTGGTTGCTTACCACTGGACGATCCACGATCCCGAATGCCCGATTGAGGGTCTGCGCGAACGTCCCGGCATTGCCTATCACTGGTCTACCGGGCCGGAAGATGCCGCGCGCCTGATCTCTGTGGCCGATGTGGAGGAATACCTTTCCCGCGCCACCCCCGCACCCGCAGGCTGGCGGCCCATTGAGAGCGCGCCGATGGATGGTCGCGGCATAATCGTCATCGATATGACGGCGCCTCTGCCGGAAGCGGGACAGGCTTGGTTCAAGCATGGCGTCTGGACGGCTGTATGCCCTGATGGCGCTATTGCGCTGGAGGCAGAAGTCTACCGCGCCATGACATGGCCGACGCCTACGCACTGGCGTCCGCTTCCTTCACCGCCCCTCGCCGGGATGGATCAGGCCGAACCGAGATATCTGGTCTGGTCCAACGAGCACAAGGCTTGGTGGGGTCCGGAGCATCGCGGCTACACCCGCATCATCGCAAACGCTGGGCGCTATGACCGCGACGAAGCGCTGACTATCGCCGGAAAGAGGGGCGGTGGCTGGTATCTCAACAAGGGCAATCCGGACGAGATCGCGATCCCCGAGCAGGACGCCATCGACCAGTACGCCGACATTACGCGCGCACAGAGCGTCGGAGGCGACCAGTGAACCACTCCGAAGCCATGGGCAACGTAGCCCCGCCTCTGACGCGCTCGGATGCTGGGATCATCACCCGCATACGCTCCATGCTCGCCGAGGAAGCAGCCGTTTCCCGCGCGCTCGGTGAGCAGCCGCAGCCGCCTTTGTGGGTTGGTGTCGCTCTCCTGTCCGCACTCTCGCTGATCGCCTTCCTCTGGCTGATCGCAGTCGTTTCCGTCGCCGCACCCGCTGGTTCCTCCTCCAGCCCGGCGCCCCTCCATTCCTTCGGCACGGGTGCTGCCGAGGCAACGGGAGATCGCCCGTGAACGCGCAGTCCAAGATTGAGCCGTCGCCGCTGGCGAAGCTTCGGGAACCCTTCGCCGACAATCATATCAGCAAGCTGCCGAAGCCGACGAAGGCGCAGACTGAAGCCGTCCGCGCCGACTTCAAGAAGGGCATCCGCTGCAAGCTGTGCGGTAGCTGGCACCACCCTGACGTGGTGCACCTGGACTACGTGGGACACGCCGCGTTGACCGACCGCCTGCTCGACACTGACCCGGAATGGTACTGGGAACCTCTGGCGTTCGTCGATGGCCTTCCCGCCTTCGACAAGACTGGCGGCCTGTGGATCAAGCTGACCGTCTGCGGCGTCACCCGTCTCGGCTACGGCCATGCCGCTGGTAAGAACGGGCAGGATCCCGGCGCCCGGGAAAAAGAGGTGATCGGCGACGCCCTCCGCAACGCCGCTATGCGCTTCGGTGCGGCGCTGGACCTTTGGCACAAGGGCGTCCTGCACGCCGATGATGCAGAAGATGGCGAAACCGGCCAGCAGCAGGACCAGCGCGACCAGCCCCGCATGATCAGCCAGCACCAGTGGGCGAAGATCACAGAACTTCTCCGCGCCACCGGCGCCAAGGCGAAGACGATCCTCGACCACTACAAGGTCGCGGACCTGAAAGAGCTTACCGACCGCCAAGCCATGAAGGTCATCAACCAGCTCGAAGACAAGCTTGCCGACATGGCGAAGGCTGAAACCAACCGCGCCGCCGATGCCGCGCCCGCAAACGGGCCTGTCGACATCGACGAAGACAATATTCCTTACTGAAAGGGCGATCCCCGATGATATACAAGTCCAGTTCTGGCGACAAGGTGATCGCCGACATGCCGCTGAGCTATGCGCGCAACGCGCTCGGCAAATTGCAGCGCACCGAGCCGGAGCGCACCGCCGAAATCGAAGCGTTGCAGGCCCACGTGAACGACCTGACCGCGAAGGCCGAAGCCGCCGCGCTGAATCCCGAGCCGCGTGATGCGGTGATGGGCGACAACGGCGGCCCGGCGCTGGAAGAGAAGGCGCCGAAGCCCTCCGGCCGCGCCGCGATTGAAACCCATGCTGACGATCTTCTGGTCGAGGCGGGCAATTGGGGAGACGGCACGGCGATCGAGAACGAGGGCCAGGCCGCCGCTGTCGGCAAGCTGCTGCGCGACCTGCAGGCCGCCGCCGCGCTGGTGAAGGACAACGCCACTGCCGAGAAGAAGCCGCACAACGAAGCGGTGACCGAAATTCAGACGTGGCAGAACGGTTACATCGCGAAGGACTTGAAGGGCACGCCGGATGGCAAGCTCACGAAGTCCATCGCCGTGATCGGCCGCCTCAACGTCGCATGGCTGAACAAGGCCGAGGAAGCGCGCAAGGCCGAAGAGCAAGCCGCAGCCGCCGCTGCTTTTGCTGCCGCGCAGGAGGCCATCGCGCTCCGCACCGAGGCCAAGGAAACCACCGACCTTGCCGTCATGGACAAGGCCGAGGACGCACTTGCCGGTGCCAAGGCCCTGCTGCGCACCGCCGAGACGGTGGCGAAGGAAAAGGTCCGCGTCGATGCCGGGGAGGGCCAGCGCGCCGTCACCCTGCGTTCGATCTGGCACGCCGAGTTGATCGACGCGCCGGACAGCTGGGCTCGCGCCTACGGTCACTACAAGACCAACCCCGAATTCATGGCCGAATTCCATGGGCTTATCCAGCGCTGGGCGAGGCGTGACGCTCGCACCGAGGCCACCCGCGTTCGCGGCGTTCCGGGCTTCAACTTCCGCGAAGAGAAGGTCGTCTGATGGCGAGCGTCAACAAGGTAATCCTCGTCGGCAACCTTGGCGCCGATCCGGAGGTGAAGAGCTTCCAGAATGGCGGCCAGATCGCTACCCTGCGCATGGCCACCAGTGAGAGCTGGAAAGACCGTGCCACCGGTGAGCGCAAGGATCGCGTCGAGTGGCATTCCGTCGTCCTGCAGGGCGAGGGCCTCGCCAACGTGGCGGAGCGCTTCCTCCGCAAGGGCAGCAAGGTCTATATCGAGGGGCAGCTTCGCACCCGCAAATGGCAGGACCAGAACGGCAACGACCGCTACAGCACCGAAGTCGTGGTTGCGGGCATGGGCGGCAAACTCGTCATGCTCGACGGCGCGAACAGCGACGGTGGCCAGCGCGGTGGCGACCGTGGCGACTGGGGCGGCGGCCAGCAGCGCAGCCGGTCCAACGATCGCGGCGGGCAAGGCGGTGGAAGCTGGGCCGATGGCCAGCGCGGCGACCGTGAAGTCTACAACGGTGATCGCGGTGGCTGGCAAGATAACGGCAATGGCGGCGGCGGCGGTTCCGGCAGTAGCTGGGACGACCTCGACGACGACATTCCGTTCTGAGGGCGCGCACCATGGCTCTTCCCCGTCGTATCCCGAAACAGCGCAACCGGTCCGACCGCTGGCGTTCGCAGGCTCATTGCACGTTCGTGCGCTCGCACCACTGCAGCGTACCTGGCTGCGACAACATGCCGATCGAGGTCGCGCATGTCCGCTCCGGGTCCGACGCTGGGATGGGCCGCAAGCCGTCCGACTGGTTCACGATCAGCCTGTGCCGGGATCATCACACCGAGCAGCACAACGTGGGCGAGGCGTCCTTTGCCGAACGCCATGGCATCGATCTGCATGCCCTTGCGGCGGAGTTCGCCGCTGGCAGCCCGAAGGCCGCCGAGATTCGCCTCGAACAGAAGGAGCGTCGCCATGGCTAAGCAGGGCGGACAGACCATTACGCTCGCCAACCGTTCGGTGCGCGAACTGGCTCACCGGTTGATCGAGGCCGCCCCCGCCGGTGCCGTGGTCAACATCAAGGAAGCGGCGCGGACCAGCGACCAGAACGCGAAGATGTGGGCCATGCTCTCGGACATCGCCCGCGCGAAGCCGATGGGCCGGGTTCTTTCCACCGAAGTCTGGAAGGCGCTCTTCATGAATGCCGCCGGGTTCACCTGCACTTTCGAGCCGACGCTGGATGGCCGTGGCGTGATCCCTCTCGGCTTTAAGTCGAGCCGCCTGAGCAAGTCCGAATTCTCCGATCTCATTGAGTGCATGCACGCCTTCGCAGCGGAGCACGGCATCACATTCACCGATCCTGTTGAAAGGAAAGCTGCATGAGTTGGTCCCCTCAACAGGACGCGGCCATCCGCGACGTTGCCGCCTGGATCAAGGATCCGTCCGGCAAGCAGACCTTCAGGCTGTTCGGCTTTGCTGGTACCGGAAAGACGACGCTGGCGAAGGAACTGGCGTCGAAGGTGAAGGGCAAGGTGCTCTACGCCACCTTCACCGGCAAGGCCGCGCTCGTCCTGCGCAAGAAGGGCTGCAAGGACGCCTCCACCATTCACTCGCTGATCTACAAGGTGGAAATCGACGAGGCGACCGGCGCTGCCGAGTTCAAGCGGAACGACGAGAGCGACCTGGCCGATGCCGCGCTGCTGATCGTGGACGAGGTGTCCATGGTCGGCGAGGATCTGGCGCGCGACCTGCTCAGCTTCGGAAAGCGCATCCTTGTCCTGGGCGATCCCGCGCAGCTGCCGCCGGTGAAGGGCGAGGGCTTCTTCATCAACGGCGAGCCCGATGTGATGCTCACCGAGGTCCACCGCCAGGCACAGGACAACCCCATTATCCGCATGTCGATGGACATTCGGCAGGGTAAGCCGCTGCAGGTCGGCACGCATGGCAGCAGCCTCGTGACGCGCAGCAGCGCGCTCGGCCGGGACCGCCTGGGCGAACTTGTGCTTGGCGCCGACCAGCTGCTCTGTGGCCTCAACCGCACCCGTGTCTCCTACAACCAACGCATCCGGGCCATGAAGGGCCTGCAGGGCGTGGCAAAGCCGTGGCACCCGACCGTCGGCGACAGGCTCATCTGCCTTCGCAACGACAAGGAAAAGCACATCTTCAACGGCGGCCTCTGGGACGCTCAGAAGATCGAAGAGCTTGGCGACGGCAAGCTGGCGCTCCGCGTCGCCTCGCTCGACGAGAAGCGCGACCCGATCAAGGTCGAGGTCTTCGAGCACTTCTTCAACGGCACCGAGCAGACCATCGACTGGAAGGCCAAGCGCGGAACGCAGGAGTTCACCTTCGGGTGGGCGATCACGTGTCACAAATCGCAGGGCTCTCAGTGGGACAACGTCATCATCTTCGATGAGAGCGGTTCGTTCCGGGATGCGAAGCGGAACTGGCTGTACACGGCGGTTACGCGCGCGGCCGAACAGGTCACGGTGATCGTATGACCGTGCCGCTGCTCTCCGACCTCCGCGAGCCGCCAGTGCCCGGCAAGTTCTACATGGTGCCGGTCATCTCGTACATTTATCTCGACATCAAGGGCGTGTGGCCGGTGCTCGGGCCTATGCATACCGATATCGAGCACTTCAACTTTCCGTACCCGCACTACCACGTCGACCCTCGGTTCCTTACTGCCCAGCAGGTGAAGCGCGTCGAGGGCTACTGGGGCGTGTTGATGCAGTCCCTTGCCGCTGTCACCGGACGGCAACCACTGCACCGTCGCGGCGAGCCCCTTCCGAAAGGGCGGCCGGTCCTCGCGCGCCGGAAATGCCGTTCGGCAGATGCGCCCTATGCCTACGGCGACAAGGATCCTGTGCTCGCGCTCCGCAAAGACTTCGGCGACCCGGCCATGCCGATCGCGCGAGCCGACGGCCGCCTGCTCTGCCCGCACCGCAAGGTCGATCTCTCCACCCTCGTACCGGACGAGCAGGGCATCGTGACGTGCCCGCTCCATGGCCTCCGCGTCGATTGCCGACGCTCCTCCGCAATTCATGAGGTTCCAGCATGCACGGACTGATCGTTGACAACTTCGCCGGCGGCGGAGGCGCTTCCACCGGCATCGAGGCCGCGCTGGGCCGTGCCGTGGACATCGCCATCAACCACGATGAAGAAGCGATCCGGATGCACGAGGCCAACCATCCCGGCACCATGCATATCCGCAACAACATCTGGCAGATTGACCCGCGCGACGTGACCGGCGGGAAGCCTGTCGACCTCGCGTGGTTCTCGCCTGACTGCAAGCATTTCAGCAAGGCCAAGGGCGGGAAGCCGCGAGAGAAGTCGATCCGAGATCTCGCATGGGTCGTCGTGCTGTGGGCGCAGAAGGTCCGACCCGCGCTGATCCTCCTCGAGAACGTCGAAGAGTTCCGTACCTGGGGGCCGCTTTGCGAGAACGGCTTCCCGATCAAGGAACGGGCTGGCGAGACGTTCGACAAGTGGCAGCGCGAGCTGCGCAGGGCGGGGTACAAGATCCAGTGGAAGGAACTGCGCGCCTGCGACTACGGCGCGCCGACGATCCGCAAGCGCTTCTTTATGATCGCCCGCTGCGACGGCAAGCCCATCGTCTGGCCCGAGCCCACTCATGGCAAGCCAGGTTCGCCCGAGGTGGTGAGCGGGAAGCGCAAGCCGTGGCGCACGGCGGCCGAGATCATCGACTGGTCTATCCCGTGCCCGTCGATCTTCGACCGCAAGAAGCCGCTGGCCGAGAAGACGCTCCGCCGCATCGCGCACGGCATCATGAAGTTCGTGGTCAACAACCCGTCGCCGTTCATCGTGCCGCTAACGCATCACGGCAGCGCGGGCCGGTCTTATGGACTGGATGCGCCTCTACCGACGGTGACCGGAGCGAACCGTGGCGAGATGGCAATCATTTCCCCTGTTGTCGTCGGCACTGCCTTCAAGAACACGCGTGCCGCCCGTGCCTTCGATCCGCAGGATCCGCTGCGCACTGCGACGGCGCAGCCCGAATACGGCGTGGCGGAAGCGGCTCTTGCCCCGTTCGCCACCTATGCCCAGCAGGGCGGTGCGAACCGCTCGGTCGACGATCCGATGCACACTGTCACGGCATCGAACAAGGATCAGAACTGCGTCGTGCAGGCTGTCGTCTCGCCCGTCATCGTCGGCTGCGGCGGACGGCGGGGGCAGAGTGGCCCAACCGGCCCCGAGCAGCCCTATCCCACCACGACAGCCAAAGCCGACGCGTGCGTCGTCGCGGCCTTCATGCAGAAGTTTGCGCAGAATGGGCAGGGCGTCGATCCGACCGAGCCTTTGCACACCGTCATGGCCGGTGCACCGCGTCATGCCGTCATTTGCGCGCACCTGGAGCAGGCCAACGGCGGCCCGAACAATGACAACCTCGCGGGCCGCCCCGCCGATGCGCCGCTCTCGACCGTCGCCACCAGCGGGAGCCAGCAGCGGCTTGTGACGTCGAACCTCGTTAAGCTGCGCGGGACCAGCGATGCGCACATCGCCAGCAGCGCGAGCGGCGTTGACGAACCCGTCGACACCATCAGCGCAGGCGGAACCCACATGGGCGAGATCCGCGCATTCCTCATCAAGTACTACGGCAACGAGGAGGACGGGCACGGCCTGACGAACCCGCTCGGCACCGTCACCGTGCAGGACCGCTTCGGGTTGGTTATCGTGACGATCGCGGGCGAGGAATACGTCATCGTCGACATCGGCATGCGGATGTTGTCGCCGCGCGAACTGTTCAACGCGCAGGGCTTCCCAGCCGATTATCAGATCGAGTTCGACGCCCACGGCAAGCCGATCACGAAGACGGCGCAGGTCGCCAAGTGCGGCAACAGCGTGTGCCCGCCCCTCTCTGAAGCGCTCGTCCGCGCCAACATGGCCGACGAGATCGCCCAGCGGGAGGCGCAGGCAGCATGATCATGGAGGATTACCAGGCCTTCCTCGAAGCGAAGGCCCCCATGGCGCAGCCTGCCGGGCTCCCATGCTCGCTGGACGATGTGCCCATGCACCTGAAGACGGGCGAGGCGATCAAGCCGCACCAGCGCGCCATCATCCGCTGGGCAGTGGAGGGCGGGCGCCGCGCGCTCTTCGAGGCGTACGGCCTGGGCAAGTCGATTCAACAGCTGTTGATCCTCGACATCATCCTCGAGAAGCTGGAGGCGCAGCGCCGCGCAGGCGACGGCCCGGTCGTGGACATCATGGGCCTGATCGTCGTGCCGCTCAACGTGCGCCGCGAGTTCATCGCGGACGCCAAGAAGCTGGGCCTCACGCTCCATTTCGTGAAGTCGGATGCGGAGATCGACGCTATCGGCGATAGCTGCGGGCTCTACCTGACGAATTACGAGAGCGTGCGCGACGGCAAGATCGACGTTACCCGCTTCACGGCCGTCAGTTTGGATGAGGCCAGCTGCCTGCGCTCCTACGGGTCGAAGACGTTCCAGGAGTTCCTGCCGCTCTTCGAGGCCGTGCCGTACCGCTTCGTTGCCACCGCCACGCCCAGCCCGAACCGCTACAAGGAACTGATCCACTATGCCGGGTTCCTCGGCATCATGGACACCGGGCAAGCCCTGACCCGCTTCTTCCAGCGCAACAGCGAGAAAGCGAACGACCTCAACCTCTACCCGCACAAGGAAGACGAGTTCTGGCTTTGGGTGAACAGCTGGGCGGTGTTCCTGCAGCGGCCCAGCGACCTCGGCTTCAGCGATGAGGGCTATGACCTGCCCGAGATGATCGTGCGCTGGCACGAGGTAAAGACCGACATCGCCGGCGGCGACGAGACGGACAACTTCGGACAGGCTGCACTCTTCCGCGACAAGGCCGTGGGCGTCGTGGGCGCCAGCCGTGAGAAGCGCCGCACGCTCGATGCTCGTATCGCCATGGTCGAGCAAATCATGGCCGAGGATCCGGAAGATCATTATCTGCTCTGGCACGATCTGGAAGACGAGCGGCGCGCGTTGGAAAAGCTGGCTGGCGTGGAAGCGGTCTACGGATCGCAGGATCTGGACGCGCGCGAAGAGATCGTGCGCCGCTTTGCCGACGGCGAGCTATCACGCCTGGCGGCAAAGCCGGTGATGCTGGGCAGCGGCGCGAACCTGCAGCGCCACTGTCACCGCGCCATTTTCGCGGGCGTCGGCTTTAAGTTCAACGACTTCATACAGGCGATCCACCGCATCTACCGGTTCCTGCAGCCGGGTCAGGTCGTGATCGACATCATCTATGCCGAAACCGAGGATCAGGTCCGGCGTGAACTGCTCGCCAAGTGGCAGCGCGACGATGAGATGAAGGCCCGCATGTCGGAGATCATCCGCAAATACGGCCTCAACCACGCCGCTGCCGCAAACGCCATGAAAAGGAGCATCGGAGTGGAACGGACGGAAGCCGCCGGCGCCGGGTGGAAGCTCGCGCACAATGACTGCGTCGAGGAGGCGCGCCTGCTGGAAGAGGGATCGCTGGACCTGATCGTCACCTCGATCCCGTTCAGCAACCACTACGAGTACACGCCCAGCTACAACGACTTCGGGCACACCGACGATGACGAGCATTTCTTCGCGCAGATGGACTTTCTGACGCCGGAGCTCCTGCGCGCCCTGGCGCCCGGCCGGCTCGCCTGCATCCACGTCAAGGACCGGATCCTGTTCGGCAACGTGACAGGCGAGGGCGTGCCGACGGTCAACCCGTTCCACGCCGAGTGCATCATGCACTACCGGCGGCACGGCTTCCAGTACATGGGCATGATCCACGTCAACACCGACGTGGTGCGCGAGAACAACCAGACGTACCGGCTATCCTACAGCGAGATGCTGAAGGACGGGACGAAGATGGGCGTGGGCTCGCCCGAGTATGTCCTGCTGATGCGCAAGCCGCAGTCGGACAAGAGCCGCGGCTATGCCGACCGGCCGGTGCGCAAGTCGGCGCAGGACTACAGCCTCGCGCGCTGGCAGATCAACGCGCACGCGTTCTGGCGGTCGAGCGGGGAGCGTCTGGCCATGCCGCCCGAACTGGCGGATGCGGCGGCGCACTACGGCGAGATGGGCGTGGGACCGCTGGTCAAGGCGTTCATGGAGGGCACGCGCGGGCTCATCTACGACTTCGAGCAGCATGTCGCGATCGGGGAGCACATCGAGGCTCGCGACAAGAACGACACGCGCGGGCACCTGCCGCGCACGTTCATGAGCCTGGCACCGGGCGCGCACGATCCGAACACCTGGGACGACATCGTGCGGATGCGCACGCTCAATGCGGAGCAGGTGGCTAAGGGGCGCGAGAAGCACGTCTGCCCGCTGCAGTTCGACATAGTCGACCGGCTGATCGACCAGTTCAGCATGGAAGGCGACCTCGTCTACGATCCCTTCTGCGGCCTCGGCACCGTACCCATGCGGGCGATTCTGAAGGGCAGGCGCGGCGCGGGCAGCGAGCTTAACCCGGACTACTACGCGCACAGCATCCGGTATCTGCAGGAGGCGGAACGTCAGGCATCGGTGCCGACGCTGTTCGGCCTGCTCGGGCTGGAGGATGCGGCGTGACTGCGCTGCTCACCGAGGCCGAGGCGGCTGAACGCCTCCGTCTGGCCCCACGTACGCTCCGCGAATTGCGCAGCAAGGGCAAGATCACCTACGTCAAGCTGACGGCACGCAACATCGCCTATCGTCCTGAAGACTGCGACGAGTATGTTGCTCTGTGCATCCAGCGGCAGCAGCCGGCCGCCGATCCTCCCGCGGGCGGTCGGCGCCGGGTCGTTCGTGGCCCGGCCGCCGGCGGTGAGATCGTACCTTTCAGCCAACGGAACAAGCGATGA